CAAAGACTGAGTCGGTGACAGAGACAGAGTCAGAGAGGACCATACCGTATTCGAAACTGGTGGCGATACCGTCTGTGACAGCTACAGAGTCAGAGAGGACCCGAGCGAAAATAGTCTCAACTAGGGTCTGGTCTGTGACGCGGATGTCGTCGTCCAGGATCTCCGCATAGCCGGAGTTTGTGATGGTTCCGATTACATCTGTTGCCAGTACGACATCGATCACTGCTCACTCCCTTAGAAATCGTCCGAATGATCCTCGTCCGACACCTGGCGATTCATCTTCTGGCCCAAACGGTCACGGTCTCTTATACCCGTCCAATAAGACCTATAATCCTCATAATGGTAGTCCGAGAGTCGCCAACGCAGGGCATCCAAGATCTTCCCTGAATTGGGCTTGTAGTTATCCTTGAAAATGAACCTGATCTGGAACAGGGTGTGCGCCGGCCGGATGATATCGAGGATGATTCGAATCGAGGACTGCAGATCGAACAATCCCGGTGGGAAGGTCCCATCGATGTTGATGTTGATTTGGAAGCCGAATTGATCTGAAATATCGAGGCCGGAAGCACCCGCTCGGGTCAATAGAAAGTTCTCAAGTACTTGGAAATCCTCAGAAATGAACAGAGACACGGCATCCTTGATGGACTCTGGTATCGACCCTTGGAAGTAGATCCTGATCAAAGATAGCAGGAAAGTACGGAATTCAGTGTCGTCGAAATCAAGGGTTGGAAGCTTATTGCTCAGGAACGCCAAGTACCCAATGATGCTGTAGAGGAATTCAGAACGGGTGCGAGTGAAGTCCCGATCCATGTCCACGTCTTCTAGAGCCAGCTCTATGCGGGCCATTTCGACCGCGACCGCTTTTAGCTCCACACTGTAATTCGGGCCGCAGATGGCACTGACGTAGTTACTGGGCAATAAATTCAGTAGAGATGTAAAAATAGACTGAGAACGTTGCAGGACTCTGAGATTGTATTCCTTGCCGGATCTCTCCACAGAGAAATTTATCCGGTTGGGGTCGATTGTGAAACGAGCCATCAGGCGCTCCTGAGCGTCAAAGTCAGAGCACCTAGGTCAAGTGCCTCAACCTGTGTTGCCGTGATGTCGTGCGGCCCGATATCGCCACGAATGGTGTAGCTGACAGCGTACACGTGGTCGGAAGGGGCGTCTGGCGGGATCCCTGCTCCGGAGAGGCTCAACAAGACGTGGTTCGCCGTCAAGCTTAGCCTCTCTGCTGCGACGATGGTCGCTGTCGTGAACCCTGCGGCGATCAAAGTGGCGTCGTCGCTGTAGCCGGCAATGATTGCACCTTCCGAACCCAAGATGTAGGCCTGGTTCGAGAACTGGCCCACAGAAGGCATAGCGCCAGACAGAACCAGGGCCTCATCGTCCGAGAACACTCCACGGTGCTCTGTTACCAGGCCGCCACCGTCTGTGGTGGGGAACTTCAACGAGTTGGTGAGGATAAAGACCTGGTTACCCCCGATGTCCAGGCTAGGGGTTCGGTTGGCGGTCGAGAGGATGCTCTCCCTAAGCTTCCTCGAACCATCGGCGTACCCCATTTTAGCCATGGGTATCACCTGGAAGTCCACGCCATCCGTAGAATCCACGGCATTGATGATGTCCGATTGAGCTACACCCTGGCCAATGAGCTTCTGATCCAACTCTATGGACACTGACGATCGGACGGCCGGGTCCACCTTGTCTTTGGTAGCCCCTGGCTTGAGCTGAACCGTTGTCTCCAAGGCTACGTCATTGAGGATGGACTGCTTCACGAGCACGTCGGCAGTGGCGTGCCTGCGGCTACTGATCGTGCGTTGGAGCTGTTGCAGGAGGTCATTGATCACGTAGGTGGCCGTGAAGTTTTCGTCGTGGGTATAATCCACCGACACCGTCTGACCGCTCACAATGTTCGAGGGATTAGTGCGCACGATCTTGACAGGCGTCGTCGAGGTACCTGCCACGATATCAAAGTCAGGAATAGCCGACCCAGGACCCGCGTATTCGATTGAGCGGGCCTGGTTGAACACCCTGATTGTCGTAGTGTTGATACCGATCGATGCTAAGGACTCCTCGAAGAAGCCTATGATCACGTGTTCTTCGTCGTTGACTGGGATCGATGCACCCGTAGGCACGCCACCTATTTGGTTGATGACTAAGTAGTCACTTGCGATCGTGCTCTCCCCGTTGAGTAGGGGGTCTTCCGTCTTGAACAAGCTGAACCCGGCGGTCACATCAAGGGCACCCGAGGCCTCGCCCACCACCGAGATCACCCTACGAACCGGCTGAAGCGTAAACTTGAACTGGTTTACAGAACGGAAACGGTAGTCAGCCGTCACGATGTCATCAATGGCAGTGACCGGTTGAGCTATAGAGGTATTGACCTGGAAGGTCTGGTAGTCGATGATCACTACCCCCGACAAATTGTAGTTCAATCCCTGAGTGGCGTTTCGAACGCCCTGGTTCTGGCTAAGATTGTCCAAAATCTCTACGATAGGAGAGTTGGGGGTCACACGGCTGTCAAGGACTCGGAAAATCAAGTTGGGTAGGTCTATGATCTGGCATCGGATGTCCGTGGCCAGATCGAAGGAGAAGGCGAACCTCTCCACGACAGTGCGCTCCCGAAGACCTTGGATCCACACGTCTACCTTGCCGCCGATGTGCTTGTGGCGAACTTCGTCGTAGTCGCGCATCATCAAGGGGTCGCCCGACTTGACGATCTTGTTCTTGACGATACCGACCTGGCCCGCAGCTGTGGCGGTGTATCCGCCCTCAGTACCTGTGTCCACCGACACGAAGCCAAGCATTGCACGTGCGGCTAGGTCGCCGTTGCTCTCACGATCAGTACCGAAAACAGTTGATTCGGTGTTCGTGACCTGCATCCCACCAACAGAACTGACGATGTTTACGATCTCGCCGGCTGAACGATTGCCATCACTGCCGATAGTCTGTGCGACCACATCTGCGATGATCTCGTAACGACGGGTGCTGAAGTTGTAGAAGGCGCCTGCCTGTGCTGCTGGGAGCACAAACGTACCACCAACCAAGTACCGCACTGAGGGCAAGTTGTTGGCTGGATCCGCGTCCGTAGACACGATAGACCCGGAAGCAATCGTGATATCCAGAGTAGGCCTAGTTGGCGTGTAAAATACTACCTGACCCACCGCAGGGCGTCCCGGCAACCTAGGCTTCATGAAGTTGTTGGCCAACTTGTCGAACTGTACGTCAATAAGCTGTTGAACGGCGGCGTCGGTCTGAAGGCCTAATGCGGCTCTCAAAGCCTGCTTGTATGGGCTGCTGACAACCGGATCGGACACTCCGTCGTTGTTAGTGTCGTCGATTTGTAGGAGCGTCAGGAAGCTCGAAGACTTGTGGACGAAATCGATGATGAACCAGAGGCGCTCAGCCTCACTGGCAAACGGGTCGATGGTGATGTCTCTGACGGTCGAGCCAGGAATCAAAGAGATCAGTTGGTCCGACGCTTGAATTCCAGACACGAAATCCAGTAGGATCTGGAACTGAGTCCGCCCAGGGAGATCTTGGATTGAGGCGTCGATGGTGAGGGGCGTCCCCAATATTTCCTGACTGTAGGGAGTCTCCAGTTCCTGTGCCAAGGCCGTGTCATAGAAGACGCCAGTCACTACGTAGTAAAGAGGGGCCGAGGCGTCCACGTCAATGAACTGGTCCGCGTTGGCGCCCGTCGATCGGATGTGGTTAAAGTAGATGAATTGAGTCAGGGCACGGCTCTGCATAGAGCCAGTAAACTTCAGGGAACCGGTGAGGCCGAAGGTGTTGGCCGTATTTGTGTAGACGGTCGTCGGTACCCCTGTGGCATCCTGTGTGGTTACGTTGACAGTAACCTCTTTTTGCGCAGTGAACACAGTGTTGGCGTCGAAGATGTCCAGCAAGTCCTCTTGGAACTGCGTCGACTGTGTGGTGACAGGGGTGGCATTGACTTTGAAGTATCCGTCAGTACCGCCAGCAGTGGCAGAAGCATAGAAGTTGAAGCCGACGAACTGAAACAAACCGCTCGAAGAAACCGGAACGGCAGCAAGGATGTCGACCGAGTCTCGTCTGCGGTTCGAGCGGATACCCGTAGGAATCAGAGCGTCAGAGCCGCTGATTTGAGCCACCATAGTCACAGTCGCCAAAGACACGGGGCTAACCCCACCCACAATGTCGATGGCTCGGATGGCAATTGTGTTTACGCCAAGGTCAAGGGTCAGACCGTCTGGGTAAGAAGCCGGGTTTGGGATCGTGAAAACTTGCCCATTGAGGCCGACCAAGCTGGGGTCTGACACGAAGGACGCCCCATTGATCGACACCTGGATATCCACGGTATTGATGTCCACCGTGCCCGACAGGGAGATGAACTCAAGATTGGTAGTCAGAACCAGGTTTTGAGTAAACCCAGACCCGTCTCGAAGAGCTATTTGAGGTGCAGTTGCCATGGGTTACTTACCAAAGAGCTTGTTGTTGGGGATAGGCTGCTGAAAGAAGCCCTGTTGCTGCGAAGAGCCCAAGATGTTGGCGGGGCCAGGAATTCGAATCCCACGATCAATCTGAATAGGCTTGCTGGACCTATTCTGAATGGTGGCGTTGATGAAGATGACCGTTGGATCTTGATCACTTTGCTGCAAGATCACAGACGTGATCCTGAATGGGTACTCCTCGTCCGTCACCACCTGACCCACGTCCTCTTCCTGCTGGCGTTTGATCTGCTGCCAACGTTGAAAAGCGGTGTAGACCTCGGAGATAATGAGGTTCTGAGACACCCCTGCGGCGTCTTGTTTAGAGGCAATAGAGTTGACGACGTTGGTCCCGTACCAGGTGTGGAAAGGATTAGACCCCTGGATGGTGTACGTAGCCTTGAGCATCTCCTGAATGAGGAGTGTCTCGTTCTGAGCTGTAATGAGCTGACCCCTGCCGTCGTAGCGCCAGTCGTTCTCAACGCCTAAGCCACCACAGCGACGGCATTCTTGCCGAATTGTCGTATAGTTGACCTCGACGTAATCCGCGAATCCCTTGAGGGGCTCGTCGAAAACAATGAGTCTGGTAGGCCGATCACTGAGGGTGTTTGGATCGTTGACGATAGACCAGCCAGGAACTGTGCTACGCCCCTGCCACCCACGATTGGTAGAGAAACCTAGAGTCGCTGCACCCGTGCTTCCCGTAGAAGCGATGAAGATCTTAGACCCCATACCCGTGTTGGACGTTACCAGGCGAATCTGGTTCTTGGCGGTGACTGAGAACAGAGCGTCCCTGGTGATGTTGTTTAGGGAGTCCGTGATCGAAAGGGCGGAGATCTTGTTGCCAGAAGGTAGGTGCAAAGTCTGAGCTTGGCGGTCGTCCACCTTGATCACGAGCTGATCGTTGACACCACCCCGGATAGTGAACGGAGCCGACTTGAGCCCTGTTGCCTGAGCAGGGAGGTACACACCCTCCGAGGGCACGTAGTCCGTCCCGTTGTAACGCACCTTCACAGAACTGACTGCTGCGATAGGTCGGAGAGGCCGCACCGTCTGGCGATCGGGGTTGAAGAACAGAGCCTCTTCGAGCACCATATGCGGACAGATCTGGTCTAGGCGACGATCGTAGCTCATGCTCCGCTCTCCCCTGGTCCGACGAAGCCCGAGTTCTGGCGCTGTGCTGAACTCGAAGTGCCGTTCAAGACATCGTAAGAGCTGAACGGGGCGTAAACATTGAAGCCGAAGGTGTCCCCGCCCGCGTCATCAAAGACGGCACGGTAGTTGTGATCCGTAAGGAACTGGTTGATCTGTACGGCGATGTACTCCAGGGAGCCCGAAATAGACGCTGCCATCTGGATGGTCTTTAGGTTGGCTACTTCCAACTGGAGCTGGTCAGAGTAGTCCACTGCCCTACGGATTTTCCGTTCAAGAGAGGCGAACCTGGCTTGCAGTGTATCGTCAATCCAAACCTGGGCCGATCGCATGAGTTCAGCGGTCGGGCTGTCGGACAACCCCTTGGCACCAATGACCTCGCCATTGCTCATGTATTGGGGGCCGTCGATTTCCGTCCCTCGAACGAGGAACACAGGGTCCGTGCGAAGTCTGACCCTAAGGTCGATGAAAGGGTTACCGCCCAGGACCTCGTAGGCACTAAGGAGCTTCCCCAAGTAGGACCCTGGATGGTCTGACTTGAATCCTTTGGGTACGCCCTTTTCGTATCGGAACGTGATCGTACCAATCCTAGCGATTTCAGCTTGAAGATGCTGAATTCGATCGGCGGCCAGAGGCAGTTGGGACCTCGCAAAAGCGAGGAAGCGTTCGAACTGACTGCGGTTGAACGTACCCAACAGATCATGCGCCATTGGTGGGATATCCTCTACATCTCATTGAAGGTACCTATGGACCCTCAAAAGTGGACTATGGGACGAAGACTTACCCGAAGATAATGGAGAAAGCGTTCTTAAAAGCCGTGATGTCCGTAGCCACGTAGGCCAGACCGACACCCGAGGAGTACCCTCCAGGGCCACTGGGAGGGATCGTGCCACCGGCTGAATCAATGGCAGAGACCCAAGATTGGGACCCTCCCGTCAAGGACGGAACACTCAGGACGTAAGCCCCTAGTTGTAAGTTGGCGATAGTATTGAGTATGTTGATCAAGAACTCGATGAATCGCTCTAAGGCCGCAATTTTTCTCTCGATGAGGTCGATAAAGGTTTTGATTTCAGTCATGACCCCGCCAAAAGCATCCAACAGAGCCTGGATCTTATCCATGAGGTCGTAGATCAGCTGCCCCGCCCACGGGATGATGTCTCGTAGGGGTTCCACGGAAATCCAGTCGGCGCCTGTACCTCCCAGAGAGTAGACCTTCACGAACTGAATCCCAGCCAGAACATTGGAACGCACGCCCGCATCCGAGTACCCCGCCGCAAAGGTCTGGGCTCCGTTTGAGTCGGCATTGCCTTGGGCATCTAGGATTGTGAATCCTTTCACGAGGCCCTCCAGTGAGGTGACGCCTCGCAAATTAAATCCGGTAGAGACCGCACCTGCTGGTAGTGGGCCCTGCATGATACTTCGGAACCCGTTCAGGGCCTCTGGACCTGCTTGAAGCAAAGCCGAAGCAACAGCGTCAGCCAACCTGGCAGACTCCCTACGCAAGGCCGTGACCTGCCAAGGCAGGACTGGGCTGAGGCCAGTGATGGGGTCTGGACTGAAACCAAGGACTACCGTTGCCGCAGAGAGCAACTCGCCTACAACAGTGAACGCCTGGTAAACCGCCATAGACGCGGCCATAGCAGACAGGGATCCTCTACCTATTTGCGTGGGCGCTGTGCTCCCCTTGTCTGCTTGTAGTTGGAAGTCAAGCGAAAAGGCCGTTTGAAATAGGGCGCGAAGATCTCCGACAACATCAAAGTTTGCAGGGATTCCGATAGGCATCGTAGCCGACACCACCCCCGAGGACTTACCCACGATGACCGACTCATTGGGGACTGAAGACGGCCAGTAGAGCACTGGGTACGTTGAGTCAATAGCGGAAATCGGCCAAGCTACCTGGTCCCCCGCCAATGCCAAGGACCCACTGTAGGCCCGAACACGGTAGTAGTAAGTTGTCCCAGGGGTCACGTCGTGGTCGATGTACCTGAACGTCCCTAGATCCCCTAAAATAGCGGTAATAGACGTGTTGCTCAGGACCCTGTATGTCCTGAATTTGATCACCGGATCCCTGTACTCGTCCAACAACGGACCCCTGCGCATCACGGGTTGTGACGAATTGCCAATATTGGTGTACGTCACCCTATTGAATGTGACCTGCCCCGATGCTGTAGCCGTGGCCATGTCAGAAACGTCTATTTTTTTGGACGCGGGATTGACCACAGACCTCTCGATCAGATAGTTGGGGGGGATGGCCTCCTCAGCCACCTTCGTGACAAGGTCCGTAAACCCGGGATTCGGGGTTTCTACGCTACTCGCCAAGGTCCATTGTAGTTCGATTCCAGAAACAGCGCTGCCAGCGAATATCGAGGCCACCTTGAGGATGGGGTCCCCGTTGGACCCAACCAAAGAAGCCTTCAAGTTGACTGGAGGCTCGAATCTGGGCGATGTGAACTCGCGACCAAAGAAGCGCATCAACTGCTTGATTCGAGCCAGCAGAGCGTAAGGACTCTCGGCATCCACCACCAATAGAACGAAGCCGCTGCTATCCGACCCTATCTGAGGTTGAGGGCGATTGAAGTCCTTAGCGTCGAACAGGCTAGCTTTGAAGCGGGTGGTGAAAGCGGGGAAACCACCCGAGTAGTGATCAAAATTGGGGTCCGAGGTGGGGTCCGGCACGTCGAAGTATGCGAACACCCCGGATTGCTTCAGAGACGTGAACAGGGACTCAATCAGCTGGATCAGAGCTTGGACCAAAGCAACGACAGGGTTGCCGAAATCGATCAAGAACACCTTGATGGTGTCCAAAATAGCCTTGAGTACGTCAAGGAACACCAGCAGTGTCTCAAGGGCACTGTCCACAGGTTGCAGCAAATTCTTGCCAGGTACCTGTATGTCGAACGATTTCCAATTGGCCATTTTTAGCTACCGTACTGCAATTTTCTGAGCTTCTTCCGCGAGGCCCCCAGCTCTGCCTTCGCCGCCTCCAAGGACAACTTGACCACTTCGGTCATGCGATCGTGGATCCCAAGCCGTTCCTTGTACTCCCAAGCCGGAGCGGTCACGTCTGGACCGACAGAAGCTTCGTCATCTGGAGGATTCTCAGTAGATTCCGACATCGTGTCTCCCTTTGTGTGGGTCTTCACGTCTGGACCGACAGAAGCTTCGTCAGCTGGTTCAGGATGTCCGCTTGGGCCTTGATCCGATTGACCCTTGCTATGTCCTTCTTGGCTAGGATTCCGTTCGTCAGGTTGATTCGAGCGTCGAGCCACACATACCTCCGATCATAAAGTCTGTCGCCAGAGGATAACTCGGCCTCCAAAGAGGCCACGTATCCTGTCGCCGATGTGATGGCTGTCCTACGAGCTGTAACCACTGCTTCCCTGGCGTTCAAATCCGTGGTCAATAGGCGCACAGCGTAGGCACCTGCATCCCCTACGACTGGGGCTAGAACAGTCACGAGGTTGAGAAACGGAGAAAGAGTAGCGTAGAAGATGCTCGAAGCCAAAGCCGTAGACAATATTCCCTGTAGAGGCTCTGCCGTAAGCCCAACTGTGGCTACGATCTGGAAAGTGATCCCTGTTGTATTGGTTGGAAACGTACCCTCAATGAGCAAAGAGGTCTGGCTCAGCACCTGCTGGACCTTGTAGACCCCAGCTGCCGCCCCGTTTCGAATGAACAATAGGTCGGCGGTAGTAATCCCTGCGGTGATGAAGGTCTGGCCAGCTGACGTGAATGTGGACGTAGCCGACACGCCGTTCGTAGCCGTTACCAGAGTCGCCATAGCCGTGTTGAAGAAAGAGTCGATGGAGGCTGTCTGATTGGCCACAACCACACCCTCCCCAGAAATGGCAGGGACCAGTTCAGCCACGACGATGGACTCCGAGACGCCCCCAAAGGTGCCTAGGGAATTGACTAGGCGGTAACCTTGAGCCGTGGCTGTGCTCGGGAAGGCTGTCACAGCCAAAACATGAGTAGAGACCACTGCCGTGACTTGGCGGCGAAGGCCTGAAAGGGTGCCTGAGGTGATGACGATCGTCTGCCCTGGGACTACGCCCAAGGCAACGTAGTCCGCCGCGCTGTCAGTCAAAGTTGTAGTAGTGGACACGTCTCCCGTGCTCTGAACCAGATCGTTGCTCACCGTTACCGTGAACGAAAACCCACTGTCCACGGATGCAAAGGCTGGAGTCACCGTGGTCGTGTTCGAGGTATTGGCCGTGATCCTATGGTATCCAGAGAGGGCGTTTAGCCCAGTCCTAATCTCAACCAGGTCACCTATTTGAGGCGAAGGGCTGGGCCATGTCACTGAGTTCGTGATGATAGTCTTAGTCCCGTCCAAAGAACCCGTTCCCACGAATGTAGGAGTGGTGTGTACCCGCAACGTTCCCGTAGAAGCGTTGATGACATTGAACTCTGTCGTTATGTATCCAGTGAGCCCATCCTCGGACACGACATCGGGGTTGAGGATCTGGAACTGCCTGTTGTTGTCATCGTCTTCGGTGCCACCGTCCAGGGCAGGGAACCTGTCAGGTGCCGTCAAAGTATTGACGATGGTTGCAGTCACATCCAGAACTTCACCGCCCCCAGAATTGGGGGGTGCTGGTTGAAGGGGTGTTGGCACCAGAGGATCGTTCCAAGGAGCGCTGGGAGCTTGATAGGTCAGTAGGCCCGCGTCCAGGTCCACCCCAATGTCAATTCCTAGACGGTATTGCTTGAGGTAGGTCGTGTCTGCGGTCGACAAGCGTACCGTGGCTCCAATGGGGATGCTCACACCGACTCCAGCCGTCAATGTAATGGTGGTTGCCGAAAATCCTGATACCGTCATACCAGGGCTGTCCGCCACCAGGACCGCCCCATCCTGAGCGGTGATTGCTACCTTCATGGTGTTGGCAAAAGACGGCCTAAGGAGGTCTGTAGAGCCAGTAGCGGCATCTACTGTGAGGACCGTACTACCAGCTCTGGCCAACTGGGTGGTCACAGCCCAGGGGAATCTCCGTTGGATTAATGGCACTGCCTTGAGACTCTTGGTCCCCGTATCCAGGATGGGATCCCCAGTCTTCAGCCCCACGGTCGGAACCGTAGCCCCGAACATGACCCGTTGTGTCGGGTAGAACCTACTGGTAGGTGCCGCCTTGTAGACTTCTTGGAAAGTGCCTACCGAGGTCACAACAAAAGGCGGACCCGTCACCGTATACGGGGCTGGGCTGATCTTGAAATTGTCGTCGATCTGGTTCGTCACAGCCGCGAAAGTTGCTCTGTACGGATTGTCAATGTTCCCGTCAAATAGGAAGCGGCCGTCATGGTCCCCCACTACCCTACCGTCGAAGTACTGGAGAGCGTCCTCCAGAGCATTCACAGAATCGTTATAGTACTTGAGGGTAGGCCGTGCTACCAAGTCCTCGTTGGACAGGTGACCTTCTTGGAAGAACACGGACTCACGGCCCTGCTCGAACAGCTTCGGGGAGGACGAGTTCTGTAGGATGGGCCCTCCAGAGGGAGTGCTCGATTGGGCGTCCGACTCGTATTGCTGAGCTAGCTCTCCCCGGAAGTTGGTAAAGGTCTCCACACGCCAGAAGAAAGTGTCCGGAGCATATGTCGTGTAATCCGCCTTCAACGTCTGGTTCAAGAGCCCGTTCTGCTCAGTCGGAACGATTGTAAAGGTGTAGCTAGCTCGGAGCGAGCGCCCAGCATCAACAATAAGGTCTCCTGTGTAGAAAATCCCAATCTCCTCGTTCAGGCCCAGGGCAGAAACCACCGCCACGGACCCTGAGGCGTCGATCGTGTAGTCCGCAGGCGATGACAGGACTTTGCCCGACTGCCCATCGATCTTCCGAAAGACAGTGTAGACTTGCCCCAATTCAGGACTTCGCTTCGTCTGAACCTTGACTAAAGCCGTTGCCAGGATCGGGCGAACAGAACGCTTCAGATTCACACCTGAGTATTGCCTAGCCCCATTGGCGATGAAGGTGATCGTCGTCTTCTGAGCCTTAGCATCGTAAGTTGACCCAGCCACTAGATTGAAGTCCAGGAAGGTCGCCCCGTCTGTGATTTCCACGATCATTCCAGAGACGTAAGTCTTGGACACGTCCCCTGACATCAGCATCTTAGCAGAGCCCCTGGAAATGGGGGCATAGGCTGTGATCTCAGTGGTGAAATAGGCCGGAAACGCTGTTGACCCTGTTAGGGGAGTCACTCCCGACGTAACTGCCAGCACCGGATTCTGGAAGTCAGATCGAAATAGCTGAAGGCTGGACAGTGTGACTGTGGTCAAACCCGTACCAGAGACGTACGCGGAGGACCCGATCAAATAGGTCTCAGTGCGATCCACCAACAGGAGGTGATTAGCCGCAAAGTCGGAAGTGCGATCCCCAACTAGAGTAAACTGATTCGTGTCAGAGTTGACGATGATCGGGATCGTTTGGATCGGAGGTTGCAAAACCGTGAGATTTTGCTCTCCACCCATTGCCTGATAGATGTAGTAGTCAACGTATACGTTTTCATTGGGGTTGACCACAGGTCCAGAAGGCAGAGCATCTGTAGCTGTAGCCGCCCCAAAGAACGTGACCGTCGAAGCCGTCGTATCGAAAGTGACCTGAGCAGAAGTCTGCGGCCGCCCACCACGATAAGCCTTCGGCGAAGGGTTGGCTGCTACTTCACGTGCATTTGGATTGAACGACAGCACAGCAGTGGGGGTCGGATGATCTTGCGTCAGTTCTTTACGAACCAAGAAGGTAGCTCGTTCGGAGATCAGGTCTCCGTTCGCATCCTTGTACGTGATCTGTGCTTCCTCTAGTTCAAGAAAGCGATCCGAGAATTGAATGAAGCCTAAAGGAGCTTGGAGAGTGTAGCCCACCCCCAAGACTAGAGCCCTAGATCCAAATACCGCGCCACCGGCCGTGACATCCACCTGACTGAAGTTCAAGTGTCCTGTTGCCAAGGAGACTTCTACCGTTCCGGAGGGTAACGACCCTGAGGCTGTGAAGCCGGCGTCGTTGCTGACGAGGGTAGTTGTCGTCGAGAACGTGCTGACCCCATAGCGAAAACGGTAAAACGAGGCCTGGTTAGGGTCAATACTGAGCCTGGGCGAGTTCTCTATGGTGCCCAGGGCACGGATTCGTTCGACTTTAGTGTTGGGGTCGACCGGAGGGACCTCACGGAAATATCGATCCGCAAGGATTTCCACACCGGAGACGACTTCGTAGGAAAAACCAGATGAGGTGGCGCCGACAGCGTCCAAAACCAGGGTCGTCGTCCCTACGCTCACAATCGTGTAGACGCCTTTAGCCGGGCCCCCCTGAATGATTAGGAAGTCGCCTGGGGCTACGCCGGCTGTGGAAAAGTTCTGAGTAGCGTCCGTGAATGACGCCCCCGAGATAGCGCCGACTACGCCAGTTACGACCTTTGAGCCGTCCGTAGACACCATCGTCACCAAGCCAGATCCAGCATCGAACAGGGCGTCGGTTCCAACCGTCAAGGTAGAGTACAAGCCGCTGTTGGGTGCCGTCTCCAATTCCAACTTCAGCCCAGCAGCAAACACCAGGGGGTCTGCTAGCTGCACGCCACCGTAAGGAGTAGGTGCCGGAATCACCACATTGTCCTTACGCTGAGCGTAAATCAACTGCTTGTTGTCATAATCGAGGACGTAACCCAAACCAACTGGCGGCACCGCCACGTCCAACCTAGGCAAAGGCCCTACGAAAGAGCCCGTGCCCTGCTCAACATTGACGTTCAAAGTATCCGTATCGACAGGGATTGCAGGCAGTACCACGGTCGGTGAAGCGATGATGGGTTGTGCCCAAATCGCTCCTTGGCTCACATAGAAGGCTGAGACATCTTTAAGGGTCGGGTCCGAGTCGTCCAGATTGACAGGATTCCGAAACATCCTCAAGGAAATGCCCCGCTCAATGATCAAATCGGCTGTGATTGCTTGAGCCGTCTGAGCACCGTACTGTCCGATGTCCGCATTCGAGAACTGTACGAATCCGTTGCTCCTACGAATTTGGACTACACCCTTCTTGCCAGGGGAAGTGACAGCATCGACGAACTGAGTCTGCTGGAATTGGACTACGCCAGGCACTCTGAAGAACGTGTCACTGCCCTCTGGGGGTACGGGTGACAAGCTCGCAGGGCTTGCGACTGTTCCCAGGCTGGTCGTGGGCAAGCTTTGATTGAAGGTGAAGGCGACCCCGTCGTAGTACACAGAACGTGCAGTGTTCGCGGCAATGTCCACTGAATTGAACTTCAGTCGGCCCGTGGCTACAGACCACTCCACGTGGCCAGACGCCGGATTGCCAGAGAAGGCCCCGTCCGAAGCGACTTGGACGGGAATCAGATACGAGCCGTATCCGATCCGAATCAATGGGAACTGGCCCGTGGCGGGAAGTGGGTTCAGAAGTAGTGTGTTGTCGATGACGCCGATGTTGCCTTTGGAGGCATCGAAGGAGTAGAAGGTCTGGCGCTGAAAGAAAACCGGCTGCCCAGCGAAAGTCGTGAGGTCTGCTGTATTCCAGTTGAGATCGCCCGTAGCCATCGAGACTTGTACGGTCCCTGAGACAGGCGAGCCAAAGTCAGCATCCGTGAGAACGGTGGATACGATGAAAGCGTTACCCGAGCCTACGGTCCCCAAAAACAAGCGTACAGGGTAAGCTGTCAGGTTCGAGTTGATAGGGGCGTCTACCTTGAGACGGGTGGTGTTGGCTGAGGCAGTGAGCGTCCCCACGGCAGTGGGGACAGCACCCGGCAAGGCCTTGAAGCGACCGTCTACCCCTGAATAATCGAATCTCTGCAAGACCTCGTTCTTAGTCCAAGCGAATTTGACCTCGACGAACGAGCTGTTATTGTTCGGGCCAGTGCCAGGGGTTCCTGAATCATTGAGGACAAGAACGCAATACTCCGTCCTCGGAACCGACTCGTCTGATGGGTACGCCGTATTGAACGCCGACGGATTCGACACGTACACGTTGGGCGTGTACGTGTACGGGGAGTTCGATTGCCCAATGCGGGGTGGTTCGAGTAAAAAACCTTTGACCGATAGGCCCATTTAAGTGGCCTTTCACGGAGCGAAGAAGTTGTCGGCTTCTTTCGGGGCGTCGACCCAGATTTCAAGGGTTTCCCCCATAGTGTTCTTCAGCTGAATCTTGAAGCGGGTCTTCATGTCCCCAGGTTCAAGGGAAGTGATAGTACCCTCTTCATCCAGAACTCGCCGAATCTCACGAGCTTCGTGTATTTCAGTCACCACGCCAAAAGTTGCTTTACTCATTTGCAATCTCCATGTTTTTTGGTTGATACGCGACATACGGTCGCCAAGACTTACAGTATACTCCCAAATCCTACGCCAACCCCAGGCGACACAGATGGCGGGCCTACTATGGCAATGGGAATCAGTAAGCTAGCGAAAGTCCTATCCAGCCCGCTGGCCAAAGCCCTTGCAGCCCGTACCGAGCCAGGACCAGTCATCCCAGCCGCCGAAAATCCTGCTGATATAGCTGCAAAAGCTGGAGGAGCTTGCATTCTTGCTACACCGGATCCGATGCCCACTACAGGATGGTTGGTCTTAATCAGCATCTGGAAAAAAGAAATGGCCAGCCCGGTCGAAAGGCCTGAAACGAAAGCGGGCATCATGATTCCGTGAAATCCTTGACTTAGCATGCCACTCAGCAAGTTCGCGTACAAAAGAGGGGTTGGCACTATCAAAGGCAGAGGCACGTTGGTACCTACCCCAGCGGTCCCTCCGTCTACTGTTGTGACTTTGACAAGGGGGATCCAGCGAACTAGGCCCTGAGCAACCCCGTTCGCGTACTTGGGAGTCCCCACTCCTATACAGGCACAAGAAACCAGGCTAGGGACTATAGCCCCAATGATGCCAGGAGGGGAGACGGGCATCAGAGAGACCTTACTAGGGCACTTCCTGGAAGTGGGATCCCAGTGATGATGTCCAAAGACGGAGACCCGGGTGGCATTGCCGGCACCCCTCTAACAACCCCTAGGACGGCCGCTGGGCCGCCAAAAAGTATCTGAGGGGCTATCATCGAGATGATGGTTGTAGCCGCCAAGTTAATGGCCAAACCAGCCGTCATCGATATGGCACCAGCCCCTGCTGCCAAGGACATGACGCCCGCTCCTGTGGAGATGGTGACAGCCCCTGCTCCTGTGGTCATGGACATGGCCCCTACTCCAACCGTGACCGAGTAGGCTCCTGCCGGGGCTGCAATAGAGACGGCTCCTGCCAAGGCACTATAAGAGATTGCTCCCGCAAGGACCGTCTGAGTCAAGCCACCAGCCAAAATTGTAGAAATCTTGCCACCCAAAGCGATGTTCTCTAGAACCTGAAGTGCAAAGTTCAACTGGGTCTTGCCGCTGACCATCTGATTGAGTTCACCGAAGTTTAGCGAGGCTCCCTGGAATGCATTCACACTGTAGCGGTCGGCATTCACCTGGTACTGGCCGCTAACGGTCGTCTGCTTCGAACCTTCGATGACCTTCCGCTCTGCTCCAGATATGTTCGATTCTTTGATGCCCCGTATTTCAAGGCTGGCTGTCACGTCGTCTTCGTTGGGATTTCCCTCGTAGACCGTTTTGGTCCCCGAGTGGTACCTCGTGGTGATAGCGTTGCCCTGGGCATCCCTACCGATGTCCAAATGCAACCCGCCTTCAAGGGTTATGTGTGCGGAGATGCGGTCAGGGTTCGAGGCTCCAATGAAGGCCTTGAGGGCGCCTTCTAGGCTCATCTCAACGGACACCTTCTTGGTACCGCTAGGGTAGTCTTCAACCGTAGAGGCGGGGACATTCAAAAACAGCTTTCCTTGCTTGCTGACAGCCGCTACGAAAGCGTTGTCTCCAGTAGACCTAGGGGGGCGCACCTTAAAGTAGAAGGCCGCCGCAGAGGTTGCTACTTCAAGGTCTGGTGCCGTAGGGTTCCGATCGACAGCCTCAAGCGTGAATTTGCCTAAAGCGATAGACTGAAAGTCAGGGAAAAGCTTAGGCTTCAGGATTTTGCCGTACTGACGCTGCCCCCTAGTAGTCGATGAGTCATTGCCCACCACTGTCCCCATGACTCTTTCGATGTAGGGTGTATTCCGATCCAAGGAGAATCCGTCAATCTCCTCAATCACTTCTTGAGTCAAATCAGAAGTGTGGCCAAGCTCTAGGCGATCTTCGACGAAAGCGTCAGCAGACTCATTGGGATCTTCGATACTGACTGCTGGAGATGTCGGCGGATAGTGCACCCGACGACCATTGGAGTAGGTGACCGGGGGAAACGTGGTCGTGTCATTGAACAAACTGAGGGGTTTGCCAGCAGCGTTCGAAAACTTAGCCGCAGACCCCGAACCGATCCCTGGGCCCGCTATCTGCAAGGTGTCTCGGCCATAGTAGGCTGTGTCTGTGTCCCGTAGTGTCCCGTCAGCTTTGAGCAGGTCGTTCGGAATGAAGAAGGTCCCACGTCGGATAGGGCCTGAAATCCTCTTGATGCCGGCGTCACTCTCGACCCTGTGGATGGTCTGCGAGATGAGGGTGCGATCGGAGTCTCGTAGCTCGATGGAGTCCCCGGCGCGGTTCGCCATCCTCACATCTTTGCTGAGGACTAGCTCAGACCCGGAAGCGGACATGCCACCCACATCACCAGGACGAAGGTTCAGACGCTTAAGACGCCTGGTCGTGCCAAGGACTTGAGCGAAGTTGTCCCTATCCTCAGCGCTGATTTCCCCAGGGTCTTCCGGGGAGTGGGGATCAAAGCGCAGGCCGGCACGATTGCCCGTAGGCAAGTAACCCAAGATCACAGCATCGTACAGATGCTTGTGGATTCGACGGTACCCAACGACCACCAAGGAGTTGACCTCGGGGATACCACCCCAGAAGCTCCGTGGCCCTGCGATCCCCTGGGTCAGATCGATTTCGTACCGCTCACTGCTGCTGCTGAGAATCTTCAGATCGGCCTTCATGTTCACTTCGTCGACACGAATGACCATACCGATCTTGATCCCGCTGATATCCGCGGTATCAACAAAGTCCTTGCCGGGGGTAGAGCCCTGGACGTGTTTAGGGGTCCTGCTCATAGGCATTACGAGGGCACCTTCTGGCTGAGGACGCTCAATTGGGCCTGCTTGTTAGCGAGATCCTGCTCTTTCTGAGCAAGATCCGCATTGACCTGAGCCAATTGAGTCGTAGCGTTAGGGGCTCCAACGATGACACTGTGCGTGGCCACGGCTGCCTCAAGGCTGAACTGCTGCGCTTGCAGGGTAGTGATGTCAGTCTGGTCCTTGTTGATCTGCCCCTGAAGAAGTGTTTGAGTGGCATTCGTCTTCAGCTTATTACCGAAAGCTGACCAAGCATTAGAAGCTTGGTTCAATGAGGTTTTTGCCTGAAGAGCTATGACATTGGGGTCTCCACCTGCCGCTCGCTCAGGAATGGAGTATGGAGGAGCGAATGGAGACTCTGTAGATGGGTTGGAACCGAATCGGACATCTCCAGGGGAGGCCGTCGGAACCACCATGAGTTCACCACGCAGCTCCCTTTCGAACTGCTGGTGCGGGTCGTCCAACGCCTTGTAGAGGTTCGCCAGAAAGGTCTCTACCCTAGTAGCGAGCTGGTCACGACTTGGAGTGACCGCTGAAGCTGACACAGGTGTGCCATCGTCAATAGCCGTTTGGATCAAATTCTGACGGGCTATTTCATTCGTAACCGGCACTGGCTGTTGTGTGGTATCCGCTGTCGTAGGCCGAATCACTTTGACCTGGTAACCGATGTTCAAGAACGCCAGATCTGCGCGACCTGTCAGGCATATGCAGTCGTCTTTGGGGGCTAGGTCCTCTTTGACTTGCATTTCAGCCAGGGTTAGTGCCCTGGACAGCTGAGAGACCTCAACGCTAGGTGACGCCCCCTTTTGCTCAGGAGAGTTCAAGGTAGCGGTGTCTATGAAGGATGTACTCGTGTTCGTGAACTGCGGCTTATGGGTATCTGGATTGATCATACCCGCTGTCTGAAGATCGTCCGGAGCCAAACGAGCAATAGCATCCGCCGGATCCAAGTACTGATTGGAGATCGTCGTCAACCCCTGTGACTGGGCCTGCAAGGTCTCAAAGAGGCTTCCGCCCAATGCTATCTGTGTTCCGATGTTCGCCTGTGAGTTGGGCCTGTTGGCATTCAGAATCAGTGACCCGTCTCGCAAGGACACCCCGCGGCCGTAGCGATGATGTCCGATGACCTCGAAGCCTCGCTCGTCCGAGACGGGCCTGATCATGCCTGTAGAGCCCTCAAACTTCAGACTGCTCTTACCGAAGTCAATATTTTTACTGGGGAGGAGCAACATCTCCTTCACTACCTTGGACGTATCGTGGAGGTACGTGTAAACGCCCGCAGAGTTTATGCCGTAGCTGTAGCGATTGTTGAGGTGTTTCTCCCTCAGGGCGTCTGTTGCGTCCGCTGTATGAGAGGCGTTAGCGATATCGGTGAGTTGCTGCGGAGCCGCTTTATTGAAGTCCGCTATTTTACTTTGAGCCACACGTGCTGCTTTGGCGGCGGCCTGACCAGAAAGTTTTGCCATGGTGGCCTCTGGCACATTCTGGAACGGACGGGTATAGGCCATCACCACATTAGGGTACCCTACTAGACGGCCCGTCTTTGGGTGCCTCAGCTCAAGAGGTGCATATGGATCGTCATCACCAGGATTGACTGGAGCATTGACTGGAGGCAACTCAGCAGCGGCACCTACCTTTGCTTGGAACTGCCCTCCAGCCGACAGCTGCTGGGTGGTCAGGGTGACCTTCTCCGTAGCCAAGATCTTCCTTGCCGGCGTAGTCTTGTCTCCTTTGAATCCCGTAAGAGCTATCGTGCCGATACCTTTTGGGGCAACGAATTTGGTGCGTTTAGCCGTAAGGCTCAGAGTAGTTGTGGCCCGGCCGCCGAAAGTGACGTTGTGGTTGATCCCTTGGATGTACCAGACCTGATCCTTCGGAGCCAAGTAGATCGGGAATCCCAGACGAAGCTCGGGACGATGGGGGATGGTGATGTTTGCTCGGAAACGCTTAGCATTCAAGCGATCCAGCAAATCCAAGCCCACGTAGAACATCTGGATAGGGCTCGCCATGAACTCCGAGTTGTACGGCTGGGAGCGCCAACCGTATTTACGAAGCAGGTGGTAGTCGGTCACGGATGTGAAGGGTGTCGTCTCTTCAGTGGACCCGTAGTCCACCGCCCCATTCATGTTGCCCTGCAACTGGATCTGCGTCACGACCTCAGCCTCCGACTCCGAGAGGTCCCAGTCGATGATGTCGATGTCTTGGATCCAGGAGATGGGCTTGTTGCTGATGATGTCGAGGTTGTAGAACGGAGGCTTGAAAACGATATCTCCTGTCACGTCCATGTAGAACTCGAAACCGATAGCTTCCTTGGCAGCGTTAGCTAGTTCTAGCTTGGTCTGGTATTCGCTCTGCCAGAGGTTCACGACGCCTGCCTTGGAGAACTGAGTGCGAAACGCCACTACAGAGGGATCCGTAACGTCAATGTCCATCTGAGCCGAATCGTTGCCGTTCGCTTGGCGAACTAGTTGACTAGCGAACGGCTTCTTGAAGGTGGACTTGCCCGACTGATACGCTGCCTGGATTACATCGCCTCGAACGGCTGTGCCTGTGGTTCCGTACAGGAGGAGGTTCGAGCGTATTTTGCTGAACCTTTGGTTCCAGTACTGCATGATGTCGTTAAGGACGGCAGCGAACGTGGCCTTTTGCTGGGGCTCCTTGTGGAAGCTGATCAAAGAACCGGTACCTACGATCACGTCACCGAATGACTGCTGGGCGAGCGTCCAAATGATGTCGTACGGGTTCGTGCCGAAGAACACGTTTCCGAAGATGCTCTTGCCCGCCTGACCTGTTGCCTGAGTAAAGGCAGGGTTGATGTTCATCTTGCAGATTTCCCACCACTTGAGGATATCTGAGCAACTGATCGAAAATGAGTGCTCTCCGGCCGAGTAACTGTCCCCTACCTCTGTGACCATCCCCCAAAAAATAGGGTAATACTGAGGCAATCCCTCTATGGTGTAGTACCCCTTCGAGTAGATCTCAACTTCCATCATCGGAGAAATGAGCGGCACACCGTCATAGTAGAATTCGTCCACCGAATGCCTGGGGACAGAGAGGTTGATGGATGCCGAGCCTGGAGAACTTTCGACGCTCAAGTCCACGGTAACGGATGTGATGTACTTGTTCCAGTCGAATCGACGGCGACATGACTGGCACCCAAGGATGTCCGCTTCGCCATTGATGAAGACAAGCGTGTCCGGCGCCGTCACCACTGTGGGGCGTATCCCTTGCTGCCACGTACCTTGATAGGGGCCTCTTGCCATTAGAACGGTCCGTTGATTCCGGTGAGTGCTTGAGCTGTGATCGTAGTGGGAACAGTCGGCTGAGCAATAGCGACAACGTCAGCTTCCGCCCTCGCGTCAGCCCCTAATAGGGTCTGCGAATTCGCGGCGGAAGTCGTCTGAATCAACGAGGCCGAGTTCGGGACAGTGGACCCCGCATTCGGGTCAGTAACTCTACCATAAGTCAGGGTGTCTGGCTGGTCTAATAGGAAGGCTGCCCTAACAGTGAAGTCGTAGCTGTAATCCATCGAAAAAGGAGCGGCATCGTCCTCTGAAAGGCTGAAATTGTCGAAGGACCCGATGTACAGGATGTTGTCGTAGTAGATGTAGATTGAGCCCACCAAAGCCAGGTTCACCTGGTTGCTGCCAGAGGCGAAGTCCTTGGTGTAAAGGGCACCGTTGTTCTTGTAGAACAGGTACAGGCTCTGGAAGTTCTGCCAGGCTTGCGAGAAATTCCTAGCCATCCTGGTAAGGCCAGGGCCGCCAGCATCCTCGATGCTAACCGCATAGAAGCCAGAGACCTTGCCCGAGGCAGAGATTTTATCCTGGTTGTTGCCCCAGTGCTCGATGATCGGCCCGTTGCGACCCCAGCTACCGTCAGAAACAATCTTCTCGCCCTTCACGCTGAAGGACTTGGGATTGACCAGCATCCTCAACGGAGGGGAGTTAGCCATGGCGTCCAAAGCCCCCTTGACAGCTAGGTATTGTGCGCGTTGGGCCGCCTGAAAGGCCTGACCTGCTGCATCCGCAATCAGAGGGGTATTGGCAAGCTTCTGCTGTTGCTTCCTAGCTGCGTCCGCCTTGTCGCCGGTCCAGGCAGTTGATTTGCCGTCGGCGGCAACCCCATTTTGGGCATCGTTGGGCAAACGAATATCATCAACCAATTGCCCCTTCTTCGCAGCATCGGCAAGAACCGAGGCTAAGGGCAGAATCCGCTGAATTTGGCGCTCACCCATAAATGGGGTCGAATCAGGGGTGCCCGCCGGCACTATGTCCCCGTCACTGTTCTTGTAGGTGATGTCCCTAGTGAACTCGTTGCCCCCTGGCTGTCCGTATTCTCCAGTCTTCAACTGTGTGACGTTGCCGCCACTGTCCACAGTCTGGCTGAGGACTACGATGGTGTGCAGGTCGTGGGCCGTAGGCTTATTCCAAATGAATATGGTATCCCCAGTGTTGTACTGCGTCTTTGAGCTGATTCCCTTACTCAGCCTATTGAAGGCTAGATTCGTGGAATTTTGCCCTGGCTTGTAGGTAGCGTCTGTGTTCTCTACCCTATTGATGATGTCCGACCGAACACCTAAATTGTACAACATCCACTGAGGCAGTTCCCCACAGGAGCTGTACGCCTTATTGGTGTCGTTGTTGCGACCCTCCACCACCGTCTGATAGGTGGGGTCAGACGTGCTTCTGCCTTTAGGCGGGTTAGTAGCCCAATCCACCATGTCCTTTATGTAGGTGCTGCGATCGGCGGCAACCCCAGCGACAGTGCCCACGTACGTCTGGCCAGCCCCCGTGGTAGCATCGTCGACCGCAGTAGAGGCAGTACTAGAGAGCTTCCTGTCGAGGAGGTTGCCCGTCAGGTTCACCGCGGGTGGGATCACCCCGATGGCAAACAGCTTCGGGTTGACCCCTCGTTGAGCGACGGCCGACAGCGGAATGTAATAGGCCGCCAGCGGGTCCTCAGCTACGGTCAGGTCGTTGTAGTAGGTGAGAAAAGTCGAGGGACTGAAGGCGTAGGTACCTGGAGGATTGAAGTCAGCAGTCGACTCAATTTGGGCGTATACCTTAGGATCCGGCATTAGGGCCTGCCCTTTGGACGTGTATCAATAGTGAATGAATCCAGCACGTTCGGATTATGGGTCAGACTATTGATTTGATTGAATGAGTCAATATCCTTAAACGTACTCTCGGATAGTGTTACAAGTCCAGGGGATGGGACTACGGGCTGAGTATTGGCGAACCCCGCTGCTGGAGGCGGAACTACCAATTGCTGAGTAGTCGGAGCCGGTGAGGGGGAGGTTCCTTGTAGGGCATTCTGCTTTTGGAAGCTCGGGCCAGTCCCTGTGCTGAACTGTGGCGCCATATACAGCAGTGTCTTCTCCACCTTGAAAGTCCAAGTGATGTGGAAGGCAAATGGGGTATCGTCCGTCTCCTCCATTTCGAAAGTACGGAAAGTGCCCAGATAGTTGCCTCGGTCGTACATCAGCAAGACATTCCCTTGGAGGACGATGTTGCCGTATGGGTCGTAGACAGATCCGTTGTTGTAGAACAGGTCGTGCAGGTCTCGGTAGCGATCCCAAGCAATCGTCTTTTGCCGGAGGATACTGGTGAGTCCAGTATAGATGTTCATGAACGCTCCCGTAGAAGCGTCCGCTGAGATCTCGGTTAGTTCCGATCCCCAGTGCTGCTCGACGAAGCCGCCTCTGGTCTGAAAGCGCTCTATTTTCTGAGTGTAACTCTCTTGGAATGAAGACGGATTGACGTGCATGACCAAGGCGTGCGGCATCAACAACGTGCTTCGATTGAACGGAGAGGTCACCTGGAAGGCCATGGGAATTGGGCCCTTCCGCGTAGCCGCTGGGTGGACGTAGGCATCCTCAGACGAAGGGGTGTTGATCGCCTTAAAATCAGCGTTGGCGGAAGCAATTCTAGCCATTAGGGAGTGAATCTCTCACGGCGCTTGTACTCGTAAATGCCGTCGATGACCTTGGCCTGGATGACCTTGGCCAGGTCGTCCCCACCGACGCCGTTCACGTTGACAGTGATTGGGCCAGTCCCACCACCGCCAGCGCCCTTGGGGATGATGCGCTCGCCCTTGCCGATAGACGCCAAGCCTTCGCCAGCTGCCGCCGTCACAGCCATGCCATTGGCAATGCCGGTGACCATACCGCCCGAGGCGTGCGCAGGGGCAGCGGGAACTCCGTTCATGAAGTTCACCTGCTGCTGTCCAGTCCGACCTGCATTTGCACCTGTCGAGTACGACTGGCTGTAAGAGGCGCCATTCATTCCTCCAGACATGGCCTTCACCACATCCTCCTGCTTCAAGTCCTTGTACATGTAGTACTCGAACAACGCCGTACGCACCGCCTTGAGAACGCTGTCTCCCATGGTATCCTTGTAAGGACCCTTAAGGAAGGTGGTATCCATCTTGAACTTGTCCATCTGATTGTCGATAGACCTCAGGGTCTTAGTCTGTTCTGTAGACATGCTAAGCGAGTCCGTAGCCGTCTCCGCTGCCTTGGCCGCGGTCGCTGCCGGAGCCGCTGAAGAGGGGGCTTGCTGGGCTGAGGGAGCTGGAGGACCGTAGCCAGACGATGCAGGTGCCGCGTCCCATGAGGAAGGTAGGCCCCCGCCAGTGCTTGCCTGGGCGTCCGCGTTAGCGTCAGCTGCCGGCACCACAACTTTACTGAACAGCTTGGGCAACTCCGTTGGGCTCAACATGCCAGCTATCTGATGCATGAATGCCGCTCTCTTATCGTCATCTATATTGAGGTTCTTAAGTTTGTCAACTAGGTCTATTTGGTCAAGAGTCGCTTCACTGAGTCGCTCGATAGTCTTATCGTCTAAACCGGCGCCCTCAGCCGCCGAAGTGACCATGTCTGAAGTGCCGTTACGCTTAAAGCCTTCGGAAATCTGTTCTTCCACGTCTCCTTTTTTGTCCCCCTTTAACGCCTTCAATAGGCTGACACTGAAGGTCGACCCCTGCTTGAACAGAGCCTTTTGGAAATCGGCGTTAACCCCTGCCGATTCCTGCATGATCTTAGTCAGTTCAGGCGACTTCGCTGCCGCGACATCGGCCTTAGCCCCCATCTCGCCGGTCCCAAACAACTTCGAATGGGCTAAGAGTTCGTAGATGTCCAACAACACCTGGAACAACGAATTCATGGCCCAGTCGACGAACATGTCGAACTTCTTCTGCCAGGACTGAGTCAGGTCATTCTGCTTGAGGGCAGCGTCCAAGATATTCTGCTGATCAGTCTTGTCGGGCTTGTCTTGATCGATCTCGTTCAAGGTGTTAGTCAGATCCCCCACGCCAGCTTTATTCACTTTCTCGATCAGACCTTCGAGACTATCGGCTTCGATGCCCGCCGATTTAAGAGACTCTTTGGCCTCATTCTGATCATTTTTATCTGACGATGTCAGCTTCTTCTTGAGCATCTTGCGCTGCATTTCCGCTGAGTTCTCAAGCTTGCCGAAATCCATTACCGTGTCGTTTGAGAACCCCTGTCCATTGTTAGCCTGAGCGTACAGCCCTAAGCCACCCTTACTCATGGCTTCTGTCAGATTTTTCGCATTCGACAATTTTAACAAGCGGTCGTAATTAGACTGAAGAACCGCGGTCGTATCCATATTACCAGAGGCGTTCGCCACTCCTACAGCGCCCTTAGTAGCATTCTGGGCCTTCATGATTTTCCGCTGATAGAGGGCGCCTCTAGCCTCCCCCCGCTGCTTAGGGTCGAGCGCCTTGACGGCGTCCTCCAGCTCGTCCTCACTCATAGTGTTGATGTCTCTGTCCCCTAACTTCAAGGTCTTTGCGAGCGCTTTCTCTGATCTCTTGATGCTCTGGGCGTTCAACTTTCGTGTTTCTTCGATACCCACCATCATAGTCTGCTGTACTAAGTCTACCTGATTCTTCCCCTTGTTTCCTTGTATCAACGTAGCCATGAACTTGCTGGCATTCCTGGGGCTCATCGCAGTGCCTAGTTTCCCCAGCAACTTCACAGCAGAGTCCATGCGAGTCGTCCACAAGGACAAGTCAGAACTCACCCCTCGGATCATGTCGAAGAAGGTGCCCACCGCGATATCAGACTTGGAAGCCTCCTTGTACATCTCCTCGAAGGCTTTGCCCGTGTGCTCCAAGGAAACGCCCATCTCCTTGAACATCTCACCTTGGAGCTGATTGATCGCCTGGAGGGGCACGCCGAAGGCACGTGAGTACGCCACTGAAACGTGGGCCAACTCGGTCTGGAAGTCCTCGACCGCTTTCGTGTTGCCTTCAAACGATTCCGTGTAGGTCTTGTTGGCCTTAGCTGCGTCGATTGCGCTGCGCTCAATCGTCTGGAGGCTGACGCCCTCTTGATTCAAGACGTTCACAATGGCTGTGTGCTCTTCAGGGCTGATGCCCCACTTGATGTTGTCGAACGATATGGCGGCTTTGCGAATACCCGTCAAGGTAGACTTCACGTGGTCAAAGGCGCCGTCGACATCACCGCCAGAAGCTGCCAGGAATTCGGCATTGCTGGCCGTCTTCATGATGTCAGCATTGAAGGCTTTAGACTTCGCGTCCAAGTCCAGGAACAGGGCGACAATGCCCATCACAGCCGTTCCTACCAAGCCTAGTATTGGGCCCAGCTTGGACAACCCCTCTACTAGCTCGCCCACCTTACTTGCTCCAGCGCCAACACCCTTCAAAGCAGAACCGGCAGCACTCATAGCCTTGCCAGAGAGCCCTCCCCTTGCAGACCCCCTGTTCTGTAGTTCCATCCCCTTATCACGAAACGACTTCCCGCCCACTGACGCTAACTTCAGACTCTTGACAAGAGTCTTCATCCCCGATTCGGCCAGCTTTTTGAAGTCCTTGTGAAAGAAGGCCTTGAATGCCTCCTTAGCTTCCTCCCGAACGCTTTCCTTGCCCTTCGAGAACTTCTCGTCGTTCGCGGCTCGGCCCTTAAGGCCCTTAGCCTTCTCAGAGCGCATCTTCTTGAGTTGCTCGACCTGCTCCTCAATGTTGGCGACCTCTTCTGCGCTAGCCTTGTTGGCCTTCTTGCTGAGGGCCGTCATCATCGCTTCCATCTTGGTGATTTCATCACCCTCGGACTTGTAGGCTTTCTTCAGGTCATCGAGATTGTCTGTCCATAGCCGTGTGTCCTTCTGAGCCTGCTTGGTGACATCCTCGTTCTTTTTGCCCATAGCTTCGACGGCATCCCCAATGCCCTTCATCGCTACAGTGAGTGCACGCTCGAACTTGGAGAAGTCGGTGATCGCTCCCTTGGTATCAACCCCGATCTCTAGGATCTCTTTGTTCTTGTTGTCAGCCATGGGTCATCACTTCTTCCTGCCAAATGGCACGCCCGGAGTTCGGGTAGCCGTCGACAATAAAGGTACTTCGGCAGGGTCCCGATTAGACATAGACTTGGCATTCCCCCACTTGTCCGTAAAGTCGGCTGCCTTAGGGTCCAGTAGTTCCGGGTAGACCTGTTGTGACGAAAGGCGTTGGGCTAGAAGCTGGCGGCGGCGGTCAATCTGAAACTTAACCTCATCCGAAGTGAGCCCGTCCTTGATGTTAGTTCCACCAGAGATGTTCTGTGTACCGTACTGGTCGTCATAGCTCTGCTGCATCTCACGAATGTGGGCCTCCCGTTGACGGCTCTGCTCCTTCACTCGATTCTCGTAGGCTTCAACCACCATATCGTGCATGTCCTTCTCACCACTAAGATCCTTGTGGAGCTGGGCCTGCAATTCTTCTACCGTACGAGCAACCTTGATTGCCCCTACCTGGGTGCCGGCTTGATCCATGGACTCACCTAGAAGTGCGAAACGAATGATCCTGTCTCGTCGTTCGAGCTGATCGGTCTGTTCCTGCTCGCGCCTCCGCCGGTCCTGGTTGTGGATCTTGGTCATGCCCTTCCCAGCCATGGCGGATGCCACGAATTTGGCGTTTTCCCACTCCCTTTCAGCCCCCTCCTTGAGGTCGGCGTAGTGATTGACCGCTCTCCAGGTGAGCTGGGCCCAGTTCATCCCCAGACTAGAAGAACCCTGAATCCCAGTGACCGAGGTGGATGTCAGGTCAGCCCCCTTGAGCTGAGCCCACCGTAACCTGGAAATGGTGTCTAAACAGAAGGCTTCGGTCAAAATCGTAGCCTGATTGGCTCGACGATTGATCTCGCTGAGGTAGCGTATCACCTTCTTTTTAGGGCCATCTTCCATGGTGTCGAAGAAGTCGATGAGCTGCGGTAGCCACCGGTCGCGATCCACTAGGATGTTGTCATGCCCCAACATGAACACCCCATATGCCAGAAACATCGAGTAAAATCGATTTACAGCCTTGTGACTGACGGCCTCTTTAGGGTTCATGAGGTTCAGCATCGAGAATTCGTGCTGATTCAGGGACTTGAATATGAATTGTACCTCATTGATCTCGCCAGGCATGTGCAGGAACCCCTTGAATAAGAGGGGTTCCACATCCTTGTAGATCTCCGGATTGACCTCTGGGATCTTGAAGGAATCCACATGGAGGTCATCTGCTTCCCCTTCAAACTGTCCTCGGAGGCGGTCCTGATCCTGATCGTAATCGGGATCGGCCATAGATTAACCCCTCGGAATTGGGCGGTACTTCGGATTGAGGCCTACAGTTGGGGGCTGATTGAGTATAGTCTTCACGCCTTTGCCATCAACCGCTGCCTGGGGACGGTTCAGTTCAGCTACGCCTTTGGTCAATTGAGCCACTCGCTGCTCTTCCACGGCACCCAATAAACTAGGATCCAGTTGTGCTTCCAGAGCCGCTATTTCCGTAGCCCTGTCAGAAGCTACCGTAGTCGCGGCATCTCGTATTTGAGAAGGTGCTCTGACGGAATCAGACTTTGACACCACTGGGACTGGAGCCGTGAAGCCTCCCTGGTTCATGGGCTGACGACTCTTCATCAGTTCCGCCGCTGCCTGTCTAGAAGACCCTGCAGCCCTCATAGCAACCTCAGGGTCTGGTTGAAGCTCTGGAGGCAATGCCCTCCCCTCACGCAGCGGAAGAGCCTCCAAGAGTGCCTCCTCTTCTTGCTCTTGAGCCTGTTCGGCAGCTTGAACCCGAGCGGCCTGTTGCTCAGCGAAGACCCGGGCGTTCTCCTTGATCTGATCCAGCTCAGCTTCAGTGGACAGTGGTGAATACCCGACATCGTCCAAAATCTTTCGAATCATGTCGTCAGGCAAGTCGCTCTCTAGTTCCTTGGCTTCGGCCAGAAGGCGGCGGAACTTCTCCTCCGCGCTCTCATCCAGCATCTGGAACTTAACGCCCTCTTTTGCCTTGACTTCAGCCTTGACGACAAGCTCAGCGTACTTTCGATAGGCGACAAGCAGAGCTTCCCTACCCCAAGAAGCCACTCGCTGCCTCATCCACTCAGCTTTTTCAAGCTTGACGGTCTTGACTTCGCCTCCCTCTTCTGGAGGCTCTACTGTCAATTTGATGCCGACTTCAGCCAAAACGTCACGAGCCTTATTGGCCTTAACTTCATTGCTGACAGTAGCTGAGAGAAGGTACGCGCCAGTCGGCACATCATCTTCAACGAACTGGACATCTCGAAGATCAACCCCTTCGATCTCAACTACAGACCTACTCACGTGAGCGATCTGGTAGGCATGCAAATACTCCGCACCGTCGAGGTCTGCTGTCTCCTGAGTGATCAGGTCGTAGTCCTCAGGGGCCAGATTTTGAAGGACTAGGGCACAGCCATCAATGGTGACCGCCTCCTCAACTCGCCCTACATTCCGTGCCTTTTGAAGGGCGCCTTGAAGCCTCTTCGCTTTCAGTGTTGCCATATTTATCTCCTTTAATTTGGGTGTATTCCAAAGAGAAGCCTCTTAGGCCTGTTACCTAAGAGGCTCTCTTCTTCGACGCCTTGAAGGCGCTTAGTATCAGTGGTTCGGCGTGCCGACCGACGCGCTGTTGCCAGCGAAGCGGAGGGAGTATCCAGCACCTGCCGTACCATTCGCTTGAACCGGCGACAGACCGGTGTCAACGAACTCGCCGTATTGGCTGCGACCGTCGATGATGTCGGTCACAGTCACGCTTGAGTTCTCTGCGATGATAGCCGCATCCGAAGTCGTGCTCTTCGAGTAGCTGTTGATCCAGCAACCTTCGAAGAAGGTGAAGAGGGCACGAATTGGAGTCAGGAACTGATCTCCGTTCGCCTGAACAGATGCATTCGGAGCAGCCGAAACGGTGACACCATCGAGGTCTTGGCTCGAAGCAATCTCCGAGATGACCATCTCTTGCTTGATGTCGAAGGGCCAACGGTGGTGCTTGAGCGAGCGCACGAGGCCGCTCACGCCGCCACGGTAGCCGACAGCTTGGAACACATCCACCGCGTAGAGGAGGGTCTTGTTCACGGTCAGTGTCATCGGCTCAGTCACCGACGGCACTAGTTCGGCAACCTGATCACCGAAGCCGACGCCACGTACCGGATCGATGGTACGGGACTCGTCTTGACCGAACTCCGAAAGAGCACCGATCTGACGGAACTCTTTCATTCCCACCATGAATGAAAAGACCTTGTTTTTTTGCGAAATTGCAGCACGAGTGGAAGGTGCTGTCCCTTGGCGATATATGTAGTTTGTGCTGTCAGATGGTTTGCCCATGACTAATCTCCTTCACATTCAGCATGACCCAAATAGGTCTAGCGTGCTTAGTACTGTTGCAAGACTTACAAGCTGGTACAACGTTCTCTGCCGTATGCGGGCCACCCTTTGATACAGGGATCACGTGGTCCATTGTGAGCTTAGTTTCAGCGAAACAGTAGGCACACTTATGATCGAACCATTCAAGGATCCTCAACCACTCAGGCGCAGTCAACGTTTTTTCGACACGAGCCATATAGGCTGCACGGCGTGTCCATCCAGGACTCTTAACCTGATAACGCTTCTGGATCTTTCGGAAAGCTATCGGATTAGCAGCAATCCAAAGAGCATTTGATTGCCGATGACGCTTCTGATTGGTTCGGTACCAGCTCCTAGCTCGCTCCGCTGCTTCACGCTTTTGTTCGTTTGAACGTGAGGTCGAAGCCCACTGATCTCGTCTACGCTCAAGAATCTCTTCACGTTGAGGCCCATTAACATAGGCCTTACTAGCTTTGCCCTCGCACTCAAGACACCAACTGGATCGTCCATACAGCCCCCTGGCCTTCACTCGGAAGTCCGTAAGAGCCTTGTCGACATCACACTTAGGGCAGACCTTGTGGTCTGGTATCAGCACAAGCCGACGGCGCCTTCGACGTTCGACTTTCAAAGCCTCATACGCTACTGGGTCTTTCTTACGAAGACTTTGAGCGATCATAGTGCAAGACTTGCAAATCGATGCCGCACCAGTCCTAGGGTGGCGATAGAAGTCGTCCTTCTCGGACTTCTCCTTCAGGCAGTCTTCGCAAGTCTTCATCTGGTTTTGGGATAGGCTATCAGACCTTGGCGGCTGCGAACAGACCGTGGAGTTCTTCGGCGCGAGCGGCGAGTTTGGTGAGGTCTGCTTTCACCCAGCCAGCAGTGAGGTCGGCCTTGAGGATGCCAGCTACCTTGTCGGCAACGGACTTCACATCAGACTGCGCCTTGGAAGCGTTGAATTTGCGACCCGACTTGGCGAGCTTGGCAATCTTCTGCGAAGTCTCTTCCGACTGGGCAATGATGGCTGTGGCCAATTCCGTGTTCGCTTGGTAGGTGTCGAACGACAACCCAGTGCCCTCGGAAGCGGCTTTGTCGCCGACTTCGTGAACCTGGGGAGCACCCAAATTGTAGTAAGTTTGGTTTTTGCTCTGATTCGGCGACTTGATCTTGCCGGCCAGCTTGAACAAGAGCTTGATTCCGTCCTGGAGGTTCGAAGCCTTCTTGGCTCCGGCTTCCTTGAGGGCGGCCATGTGGGTTTCGAGGGCTGTCAGGTCTTCAAAAATCGTGCTCATGATAGGATTCCTTGTGGCTATGCCGGACTTTGGTGTAGAGATATCCAGATTGCTCAGTACGCTGAGACTATGGCCCCTCAAGAGTGGGGTAATGATAGAAGAACTAACGTCCGCAGACCAACGAGCCCTATGTGGGGCCAATAGCGTCCACATCTTGTCGGGGTCGACGGACAATTGGGCCTCTTTCCCAGACAGGAAGGTGTCCAGGACTCTCTTGGCTTGACTGCGAGGCACAAGCCCAGAAACCAGCCGTAGGGCTGATACCGGGCCCAAATTGAAGCGCTGTCCTTCTGTTTTGATCCAATCGGTAACGCCATCGCTACCAATGGTCACAGTCGTTCGTGTAGACACTACCTAGGGTAGGGCACGAAAGCTCTATTGGAGGTCAGTCACAGTATTTGAACCCCTGTGTGGGTGATTGAGCATCTTACACCAATCAGAACGGAAAGTCGTCTTCGTCCAGATCAACATCAGGAATTTCTTGGGTTTCTACCCACCAACCAAAGACATGGCCGTGGGTCTTCCCCGAACTCTTCGACACTGACCTTTTCGACCAACTGTTCCATGTCCCTATAGAACGGCTTGGGACGCCGAAATTTAAGACTACAGTCGGACTAGAAGTTGCGTCAAGGCCGAAATAGGGATCAAAGTCCCTTCCGGTGGGGACTTCAACCACAGCCCCTTCTCACAGGACCACTCAGCAGGCTCCCCAATGCTGTCCTCTGCCTCATTGAGGGCCGAGGCCGCCTTGTTCAGGTCCAAGGACAAATACAGGCTTTTACGAGCCCCTAGCACCAATCTCCGCTGGGTATCCTTGTGCATTGGACTGAAGGTGGCTCCCCGTAGGTATCCCTCTCGGTACAGCTCCTCCCAGCCAAATTCTAGGGACGGCCAGCTCCAGCGTTGTATTTCAGCCAGCACGAAACCGTTAGTCCCACGATCGATGATTGAGGGTTGAGGCTCGTCCGGGATCAAAGCAGGCAGAGAGCCTCGATCTATGTATTCAGCCAGCCATCCCAAGGCAGTATCCAACTTGATCTGGGACGCTCCCTTTGGGATCTCAGACAGAAACGACTTCAGGACTCGAAAAAAGCGTGCCAAGTCTCGATCGACGTGGGCCAGCCCGCTCACGCCGTAATTGTCCACTAGGTCGACTGCCGCAATCAGCCCTGGCATTGCAGGATGAATAGCCAACTCCCGTCTGAGGAATAGGGCCATTGCCACGAAGACCCCTAAATTGGGGATCCCCTTAGATACAAATTCCAAGGGTAGGGGCCGTCCCAAAATCAGGTCCCTAAAGAACCTGGGTAGTTCCAGTGGGTTGTAAATAGCCGTCTCAATAGTCTCATCCTCGGTAGTGAAATCCCCAAAAGCCACTACCGACTTGACGACTGACCCTATGGCCGGGTCTAGGACGACTTTGAGCTGTATTTCTTCCACCTACACAGTCTACACCAATTAGGATCGGTCGTAGTCCTGATCCGCGTACCGTGGGCCGCCGCCACCCCCCGCCATTTTTCAGCAGGTCAATCAAGTAGCTCGCCTGTCGACCGGTCAGCCGCCGAAGGCCATCCTTCGTGAAAGGGAAAGGCAAGCTCGGGAACTTGGAGGCATAGGGTGCCCATTGGTCCTTCGTCTTGATTCTGGAAGCCAAGAACCAAATGTAGTTGACCTGCTTGTCTGAAGGGCCCTGGCCACCAGTAGGAGCGTTCTCAGAAGAGGGTGGTCAGCTGGATCCGGCCGTCCACGCGGGCCGCCAAATCTAGCATGAAATGGTTGGCGCAGTAGGCATCGCGGGCGCCGATGTACCAGGTGATCATGAGCTTGGTATCCGCGTCGATCGCGGTCCAGGTCCAGATTGAGCCGACGCCGGGCGTGTCCTTGAGTCGAGCCGGGACGTTCTTCTCTTTGGCGTAGCAGAACGACCAGATTTCGTCAGCCTGCACGCGCTTCGTAGACAGCCCGCGGAGCGCCCCGTCCTGGAACGCATCGCAGGCCGCGCCAAGCTCGGTCAAGAGCTTCAGAACCGTGTTCATGGCCACGCCCGTCATGCGGCACGTGGAGCGCAGCGAGCAGCCCTCGACCAAGCACGAGATCACGCGGGCGCGGGTTGCTGTATCGAGCCGGTTCATGCTCAACACTATGCGTGAGCGGTCGCGCATGAGCAACCGCAGCTAGGACAGGTAATGTCCTACTTGGCCAGTCCCCGAGGCGCCTTTTTGGCGGCCTTTATAGCGGGTGACTGTTTCGCTCTGGAGACGATAGCAGTCATCAACGAGCGAGCGTCCTTGCCGTCAGCGGCCAATGTGGCGGGCGCCAGAACGGTCAACGAATCGGCAGCCATCGGCGCAAGGCGCTTGATAGATGTCAGGATTGCATCCTTGCTGTTATCCACGCCGACCCATCGCCGATCCAATGCTTGCGCTGCGGCAAGAGTGGTCCCGGACCCGCAAAAGCAATCCAACACCAAATCCCCCTTGTTGGTCGATGCGCGCACAATTCTGTCCAATATCGTTTCGTTCTTCTCGGTTGGATAGCCAGTAATCTTCACGTTTTGATTGTGAGCATCACGGCAATCCATCCAAAGGTTGCTGACCGAAACACCCTTGCTTTCGTCTAGGTATACCTTCTTGCGCGGGTTTCCGGTGGAAGACCAGTAGATCTCGCCCTTGGCGTCCAGCGCCTCGAGCTTCGCTGGAGTAGTCTTCCAATGCCTGCCTGCCGGCGGAGCCATGCCGCGCCATGGCTTTCCACAAGGACCATTGCGAACGCCAGGCGCATGCAGCGGCACTTTTTTGAAGCGGCGTTCCGTAGTTTCTTCAGCGTACGGGTACTCTCGGTCAGCGTGCTCATCGGTCCAAGGGGCAACCGGTCGGTTCCATACATATTGCGCGCTCTTCGTGTAGAAAAGAATGTAGTCGGAGACATCACCATATGTTTTATGCGTGTAGTTCTTCGAGCTGCATTTCCGGCGAGTGATGAAGCTGCGGAAGTTCTTTGCTCCGAAGATCTCATCCATCATCACCTTGGCGTGAAACACCATAGTCTCGTCCAGATGGACGTAGATTGACCCATCGTCAGCCAGCATGCCCCGAAGCAGCTCAAGGCGCGCACGGAGGAATAACAGATAGCGCTCGCCCGTCAGCACGTCCGCGTAGGCCGGCTTCATTGCCTTGGACTGAAATACGCTGTTCGTGGCGTAAGGCGGATCAATATAGATCAGCCGGACCTTTCCGCAGATAGAGGAGTCGTTGCTCAGGCTACTGAGCACATCGAGATTGTCTGCCCAGTAGAGCCGGCTCTCTAGCTTTCCAGTGGCGGCGCTTCGCAGCCGAGTGAACGCTGGATCGCCCTTGCGTCGCGATCGCTCGCGATCGAAGTCAACGAGCTTGCCTCGCTGCCCGGATAGAACGACGGAAGGGTCATTGAGCCACTCAATTTTTGGTACGCCGGTTGCCATGATTTTAGTTCCAGGTGTTCAGGACCGCAGCCATTCGACCGATAGACGTGTTCTCAGCATTTTGAGCGTTGCCACCAAGATCCTCTTCGGCCAGCCGAGTACCGCATGTACGTGTCAAGAGCCAGCAGGAAAACGATGTACTCCGCGACCTGGAATTCGCCGATCTGCTCTTCTTCTGCCGCTTCAAGCCAACGATCCATGGTCACATCCTATACGGCTAGCCATTACGGGACTTTAGCCCTGCATCTCAGATTTCAGATAATAAGACTACACCAGGATCCATTATCCTGGATCGAGAACACCTTCGTCCATGAGGCGAGCCTGAAGGTAGGCCACGTCTGTGAAAGGTTCGTCCTCGCGCACCTCAAAGTAGCGGAGGTCGGAGTCAAGCCCTTGGACCAAGAGGGCCTTCCTTTCATGGCTGCCGCTGCATTAGCCACTCGCGGGTCGGTTTCCTTAGTGAGCCCACGGTTCCAGCCAGCACCTGCTGACATCTTGGCCCGTGTCTCGGCACTTCTGACTAAGCCCTTAAGGGCTGTTTTATCTCGAACCGCTGACCGTTCTGCGATTATTCGGCCAGGGTAACATCCCACCAATTCAGGGTGAACACTCCTGATGTGGCTCGTCAGATTCTCCGCTTTGTGGCCGCAGACACAGATAACGTAGTCCAACCCTTCGGTTTTAGTGGCCCAAAAGGCTTCTTCCTCCTTAGCCTTATCCAAGATCCTACACGAAGAACACCTAGGATCCTTCACCGCCGAAGTGCGACCCACCTCATAGGAGAGTCCACACGGGCAGACTACCGTTTTCTTCTGTCCTGCACGCGAGTTCTCTGCGTGGGCTTTTACTAAAGCAGATTTACGCTTCTCCGTACCAGCTTCGGAGAGAACGTGAGCACCCGGGTATTGGGCCCGATATGTCACAGCCGTGATCCCATGAACCGCTTTGATGTGGCGGCCCAGGGTCACGGCTGTGTGTCCGCAAATCAAGCAACTGACAGTGTTTTCCACAAACCCAGGTTAACCCAGGATTATTAGAGTGTCAAGTGCTATGAATTCAATACTGATAGGACGTTCAGATCCTTGCCCTGAGGTTGAACGTACAGACAATGTAAAGAAGAGGAAATATGGGCTGGAAGTAAGAAACGAAGTTCATCACTGTTGGGTCGATGGCGTCGATAGAAGCCGAGATCCCCGTGAAGGCACCCACGATTTCAGCCTGAACCAGTTGCTTGAACAAGGCCGTCATCGAGACTTCGACTTCGTTCGTACGGCTAGCCAAGAACTTGGTACCAACGAAGGCGTCCAAGGTCACGCGGCTTTGCTGCTGGACATAGTCCGAGATCTGGGTAACCGTCGGGAGACGGGTCAGAACTGTGGAGATGTCCGTGGTGAGGCCCTGGCGGATGCGGATGAGGGGGTCCAAGTCCTCAACCAAGGTGATGCCCGCGACTGCCGTTTGGTTCGCCGTAACCGGATCAAGAATCCGGGGAATACGGGTGAACCCTTGAATGCGGCGACGGGTGTAGGGGGTCGCCACGTCCACTGCCGGAGAGCAAGCTGCACCAGCAATTGCTGCTGCGATGAACGAACCGTCCACCAAGCTCTCGAAGCTGTCCCCCAGTTCGTCAGACAGGGTGATGACGGCCGAATCCGGGTAGAAGGCAATCATACGACTCGAAACAAGGCTCCGTGCCACTGCCTGAGCGGTAGTCGGAGACGTGCCTGAAGCAAACCCGACGAAGCCCATACGCTCTGACTGGTTGCGCTCATTAGACTGCACTTCGCAGTGTTGCATGAGAACCGAGAAGACAGTCGAGCTGTTCGTAAGAGGAACTAGCACGTCTGGCTTAACGTTACCGGGAAGCGGGATGGCCAGTTCGTTGATCGCTTGGATGAACGTCTGATCATTGGCTTGGTTCGTGTTCGGAACCTTGAGCACCTGCTTGATACCAACGAGGACGGCCCCGTTGAGAATCATGAGATAGGCACCCAAGCTGACCTTGTTTTCGGCAGTAAGCGGACCGAAGTTGGCCTCGATCGTCTTGAACTGCTGGTACAGCTGCGTCGAGAAGTCCTGCTTCATGAAGTTGTAACTCACGAAGTAGAAGTCGCCGATTGCAGGCTCCAATCCAGCAGGATTGAAGGTCTGGACCGTCGCAGTGTCGTTGACGCCGATACCGACAGTGTCTGTGACCACAACTTCCGTACCGGGAATCGAGAGGTACGGGACCGCGGGATTGACCTTCCAGGTCGGGCTGACTTCGAGGGTGAAAGCACCCGCGGAATCATAGTGGCCTTCCTTGGCCGGAAGCACCGTGAAGCGGAGGCTGGTGACGGCATCCGTGTAGGTCTGGCCGGGGATGCCCGTGCCCGCCGAACCACTTGCGTTGTTCGAGCTGACCACGAACTTGTCTTGAGCGTCCGCCCCGTTGTCACCACTGACCCCTGGGACAATCCCGGTGCCTGTGGTGGTGTTGAAGGCCGAAGCCGTACCGCTGACGAACACGATAGACGAAGTCGAGGCACCTGTGGTGAGCGACTCAATCGTAACGTAATCCGAGCCCTGAATCGAGCTGTCGTACGCAACGCCGTGGGTCGAGAAACCCGAGGTAGCGTTAAGTGCGTCAACCACTTCAGAAGCCAGCACCAGCGTTTGGCTGGCAGTAGCACCTTCAGTGTAGCCCAAGACATCGTTGGCAGTCCCTCCCAGAATCACAATGCTGGAGCTGGGGTCGGCAACGCCACTGGTCAAACGGATCTTACCAACATGGGCGAGAGTGCCGTTGGAGGCAACCCCACTCAAACCTGGCACTGTGTTGATGGCCGTGACCACTGCCGAAGCAGCGACCGTAGCGCCCGTAGGCAAAGACACCGTGTAATCGATGCCATTGAGACGGAATTTCAACTGGTCGTTCAAACCAGAGGTGATCGAGAACGGGCCAGCGACTGTGCCCAGCATGGTGGCCGGCTTGTTGACAGCGCCTGAAGTGCCTTGAGCCGACTGGAAGGTGCTGAACCCAAGGACGTTCTCGACAGTGCCCTGTGCCACAGCAACCGTCGACACGTTGTCGAAGCCACCTGGCAAAGAGGCCGGAACCGAGTACGACTTGACGATGAAGAACACATCACCGTTGACGCCACCAACCTGGACGAAAGACGCCAGAGCGTTCGGTGCCGTGGCGCTGAAAGCGCCATTGGCATCGATTGCAGTGTTGATATCCGCAACAATTTGCGTCGGAGTCCGGGTACCAGCCGTTACGGCCACGGCAACAGCCACGCCATCAATGACGAGATTTAGTACGTTGGCCGGAGATGCTGGGATCGTGATGGTGTTCGAACCGCTTGTGGGAGTGCGATCCGAAACCAGGTAGCCAGCGACTGCCGCGCTCAGGTCGGTGACCAGAGCGGTTCCGTTTACGGTCGTCCTCCAGTTGTTGGAGTACGTGCTGAAGAAAGAGTACGGGGACGGTCCTTCGTTGGTGTAGACCGCGTTCTCCGCAACCGTAGACCCAAAGGTCACAGTCACAGTTTCGGCGACCGGGGTTCCGGCTCCCGTGTGGAAGCCGTCCGTGACTTGCTCAACGCCGCGGGGCCACTGAACGATCTCGGAAAGAGCCGATTTGGTTCCGAATCGAACCTGGTGTAGGTTCTTAGCGGTAACCGTGTCCAACACCTCGAATTGACCCGTACCGACCGGCCCTGCGACCTTGTTGGTGAGAATGAAGGTGTCATCCGTCAGACGGCTGTACCAGAAGGTGCAGAATGCCTTGTGATCCGGGGGTACATCACTCTTCAGCGTGATCTTGCGATTGGGACCATCCACCACAGTTACGACCGCGGCAGCACGACCCATAGCATCCACGTAGTCACGGCCAGTGTGCACCGTTACCAGGTCCGGACGATTGGTGTCGAGACCAATGCGACCGTTTGCGGCTGCATTGTATACGGTGGCACCCAGAGGCGTGTCACGACCGTTACCAGTGGTGGGGACCTCGGGGAGCAGAAACTGGTTAGAGGACACGAAGGCCGGGATCACCGTTGTATCGACAACACGAGCCGCTTCGACAGACCACAGACGGTCATCCACCAAAGTCGGGATGATCTGGGTGTCGTCGAAGGACGTGGAACCTGCCGTATGAAGGGCAGGGGCAACCACGAAGCTCGAACCCCAGTGAAGGATCGAAACGTCCGGTGACGGGTTCGAAACCACGAAGTCCTGGCCCTGGATGTAATCGTTACGGCCCGTTGCGAAACCGCAGCGGATAACGGATGTCACCAAGGTGTTGGGGAGGTAGTCGAACGTGTCCTGCCAGGTGTTGGCGAAGTAGGTAAGCTTGACCGTCGAACCATTCGCCGGAGCGAAGGGCAGGGTGACCAGACCGTTGGTACCGTCAACCGCCGAAACAACAACTTGAACGTTGTTGACAACAGCAACCACCTTCGTGGGGTCAGTCGTGGTGATGCCACCATCGGTACCGTCCACGATCGGACGCTGGAAGACACGGAACACAGCATTGCGGGCTGTGGAGGTATTGGCAGAAAAGCCTAGTGAGCCGTTCGCATTACCCGTGCCGATTGACAAGCTCTTGGCGGCCGTCAACATGAGGTGGTCGTGGCCCTGGGCATCCGTCGAAACGGAAGTAGCCAGACCAGAGACAGCGGCTGCGTCGATGAGGCTCTTGAGCCCAACGGCTGTGTAAGAACCGGCGCCGAAGCGGATGGTCGAGGGAACGGCGTCCACACTGAGCACGAAAGTGTCAGTCGAACCAGCCACGACCACGAACGGGGCATACCCTGGAGTGGTCAAAGAAGCTGGTGTCGGGGTCACCTGGCTCGACACATCATCCGTGAAGCTGGTGTCCGAACGGTGGAAGAAGTAGGTGCAACGGACGTTGTCGCCCGGCTGGGGTGGGATCTGGAGGAAAATGGAACCGCTGGCGCCTTGCACGGAACCTACAGCCACCGGCACACCATTGACGGTCACCGACACCGAGCGAAGATCATTGGAGACCTTGCCGATACCCTGGCCCGTAACGATGGGGGAGTTTCTGACCTTGAACTGGGTAACCACTCCATTGACCACCCCAAGAACTGGGATGTTGGGGTTCGTCCCGTCCACTACGAAGCGAGCACTCACGTCCTCGTTGACGATCTGCTGATCCAGGTTTGCGCTAGAACCACGAACCATCTCAAGGTCGAGCTGCGACAGCTCCTCTTGGCCTACCCCGATTTCGACGGGGATCCGAAGACCCGCTACGAGGTTCGCAGCATTGGCATCCGTGAGGGTGCGAGTGTAAACGCCTGGAGGCACATAAGTTGTGTACGGCCCAAATGACATGGAAAACCTCGAATTGATTAGGGTTTTTGTTTTTACATATGGGTAGCTTGGATCTGGGTCTGAATCTGGTTCTATCTAGGGTTTGAGCACAAGAGGAGTAGCGACAGGAAAAGCGTATCTGTATTGTCGAGTACGATTTCTCTCGGACATCTTAGACTTCTCCTGAATGAGCCTCTCTAGGTCCCACGTCCAGCGTCGAATAGTTGGCCTAGGAATACCGTATTGCCGTTCGGCGGCTCGAAAACCGTGCTCTAGGGCATATGCCGTAACTTCAGTGACTACCTCATCAGAGTACTTACGCTTCGAAGCGCTCAACTTTGCCCTGGAGGCATCGGATAAAGGGGGCCTATTACGACTCCCCTCGGCCTGCTTCAACCTAGTCTCAAGACTAGAGACAGACCCTCGTTTAGTGTGGCTGACTTTCTCCCGCAATGCCTTGGCTTTCTGGTCATCAGATGCATGCCAAGCCTTAAGAGTCTGGCTAATCTGCTCCAAGACACTGTCGGGAGCACGCACCCCTAATGACCCCTCCCCACCACTAGTGCTGTTGTAACCTTTCTGAGGATTGCGTGTGTCATATTGCTGGATAAGTGCGATTTCCCTAGCACAAGCAGCTTGCCAGGTTGGTACATGGGCCACTACTTCCCAAACAAAGGCATTGGCACCGTACTTCCGCAAGGCTCGATGGAAGTAGTAGGGGGAACCCCTACTAGCTGAATTGAGGTGTGCTCTTTTGCGCACCTTCAGATTTTTGGACGTAATGCCAATGTAGATCTTGCCGTTAACAGAGCATGTTGCCACGTACACAACAGCCTCACCATCGGCGGCCCCTCTCATCAAGTCTCGCCTTTTTGTTTGGCACGAATCTCTTTGACCTCTTTGGCCAGACCCTTTCGGCCCTTGATGAGGCCATCTGACCCGGCCTTGTATTCGATGTAGTCTTTGCCGGTTTCCCGAATCAAAGCGTGGGTTCCACCCTTTTTCCGTACCTTGGACTTCACCACTTCCCTGGCAGCATGCTCCTGCCAGCGCTTATCCGCGTCACTGCCCACAGCATAATCCGCCGTAGGATAGTCATGCTTGGACACCCCAGAGTTGGCCGGGGCCTTACCTCCTGGGGCAAAAGCGAACCCAAAGCCCTCCCAAACCCTAGTGGCGTCTTTGCCACAAGCAGGGCACTCATGGGTCTTGTGCTCACCCATCTTTAGGGTGCGGGTAAATTGGGTCTCGCAGGCACACTCAAAAGTGAATTTCGGCATCAGGCAATCCTCTCATAATCATCATTTCTGCCCTCAAATACCGGGTGCGTCTGGAAGAACACCTCCGAGGCTATCGCCTGAATACCCGAGGGATTGTTTGAGTCACTCGCAGAATCTACGCGGCTAATCACTAGGGGTAGAGGCACATGGACTTCCCAATCCGCCCGCAATTGAAGGGACATCGAAGCCTGGTAGAAGAAGTTCTCCCCCGTTTCGTCGGCTATTTCCTCACCCTCACTGCCCATCGAAATGTCAAGTATTTCGATCCCCTCAAATTCAAGCCGACTCTTCTTGTCAGAGATTAGGTACATTGTCACAAGGTCTGCGATCTCTTCCATTTGAACGGGATCCCTTGCGATCACATCAAAGTCGAAGGAGACCTCGAACTTGCCGCCAAAGGCCTGGGCAGAGTCCACACGGTCCTGATACACGACTACAGCGACCTTCTGGCCTGCCCTAGATCGTTTACCAAAAGCAAGGACAGCCCCGGGTAACGTCTTCCAATCCGCCTGATTCCAGAAAAACTCAATCGGGCCTATAGAGGTACCCGCCCAACGATAGTCCGCGGTCACCTGAGTCCCTTGAGGGAGGCTTGTCAAGAACTCTACAGACCCCGTCGTGTAATCCACGGTGTAGTCCAAACCCTCTTTGAGTTGGAAATTACCGTTCGCGTAGAGGCGAAGGGTGTGATTGAGTGGCACGTGCTCTAACTGAGCCTCTTGGAGGATGCCCGAGCGAACGACAGACAACAGACGATCCAAGACCGTGTACATGGGGTCCATGGCGTAGTGCCCCGCCTCCCCCACAACTGTAGGCGCCGTCAAGATCTCGATCAGATAGACCCCAGGAGGGACGGGCATTTTCCCCCCACTTGCACGCACAGCTCGACTGTCCTCTCGAACCCATTCAATGGGGTATTCGGGTTGACCTACGTACGCCAACATCACATGGCTTTCAATAGTGCCCATGTAGTTGTCGGCAGCTAAAGACACCTTGTTCGTGCTGGAACCCTTGACTACAATCCCGTACTGGGGTCGCTCGTCAAACGCAAAACGGTTCTCGATGAAGGGAACGATCTTGTTGTATACGGGGTGATTCGAAAAACTGTCCTTGAGTTCAAGGATGACTCTGCGCTTCAGGGCCCCTACGAGATTAAAGTACATCCGGCCTCACTTGTCGGATTCGTGTTCTTCCGAAGCCAGTACTAGCATGCCCTCAGCCACCGCCGTCATCGGGTCCTTGGCGATACGGATCTCGCTGATCTGAATCGGGAACCTCTTCTTGACGGTATCGAACTCTTCCTTGAATATTTCGAGAAAGCCTGCCGCCTTAGTGGTACCGCCGGAGACGATGAAGGGGATGGGCTCTGGAAGGCTGACATCGTTCTGCACCTTCTTGAATTGAGCCGCCACGTTCTGTAGGGTGTAGTTGATGAGGGCCCTCACGTAGAGAACGATGGCCTGCTCCTCACGTCCGTTGGGCGTGCGAAGGTCGACACCCTTCTCTTTGATGGCGCACATCTGGGAAGCCGTCTTACCCATGGCCTTGGCCGACTGAGCATCGATCCAATCCCCACCACGAGCTAGGGCGAACTCCAATGCCTTGTTCGCCTGGTAGGACAGGGCGATGTTCGCCATACCAGCACCGAAGCTCACGGCCAGTCCGGAGAAGCTCTCCTCGGCACACTGGCTGTAGATGATGGCCATGGCCTCGTTCATGGGGTGGGCCGAAAAGCCCGCGTCACGGACGATCTTACGGAAGACTTCCGTGTGATAGATCACGTCCTGTGAAGGGTCATCGATAGGGGCCGCAGGGACGCTGTAGAAGCAGTGTTCACTGTCCACCTGAGGGTCGCCCAAGACCTGATTGATCAAGAGGCTCAAGACCTCCTGGGCGTCTATTTCACCAGCGGCGATGAGACCGCGGCTGAGGGGTCGACGAGCCTCCCGCTTGAACAAGTTTGCCATCGTCAAAGCTGAGTCACCCAGTACCAACAATACGTTGTCAGATTCTCGCTCCACATAATCGACCTTGGACATCTTCAAGCTGCGCTTGGCGTCAGGGTCGAGGTCCAAGAAGGCGTCACGGACACGCTTGGTGACAACGCCGTTTTCCTTGGTCCTGGCGGACACAATATTCATTGTGCCGATGTCTAAGCCAATTCCTAGAGTGTTTCCTGGCTTTGCTTCATTTTTCATGTTCTTTTCCTATGGGTTTGATTCAACGGAAGTCGTAGGACTCCGTCTTAGAGCGCTGACTGAGCAAATACACGAAGGTCTCGTGCTTGTCGGCAATGTCTTCAAGGAGCTTAGAAATCCCATGACTTAGGGTTCCGTCTGCTGTTTTACTTGCAATGAGCTGTGCAACTGCGGCCACACAGGAGGTCTCTGCGGCCAGACTGATTGCGATCATGTCCGTAGGGAGGCCCCCTACCCCTAACGAACCCAGGATACGGCTCATGATGCCTACTTGAAAGGCGGCACCGATGTTCGGAGTGTCCCCCGAACCCACAATTCTCTCCGCCAACTGATCAATAAGTTCGAGAGACTCGTTGTAGAGCCTCTCGAAAAGCAAGTGGTCTTGGAAGAAGCTAGCGCCCGACGTGCTCCAATGATGCGATTGATGGAGCATGGCCAATGCCTGAAGCATCGCCAGCATCGAGGTCATAGACGTTTCGTATTCGGCCGTAATTAAGGCCGCCTTCTTGACCAGGCCCTGGATTTCGCCACGTTGCTGGCTGCTGAGTTTTACAGGCTCGTAGGATGCCTTGGGAAGATAGGGCGGGCCGTGTCGCAAGGGGTCGAACTGCGTCGGCTCATGCCAGACCACACGAACGCTCTCTTCATGAGGATCCTGGGCATTTACACGTTTTGACATGGCTTACCCTAGTGATTTCGAATCAAAAGAATCAGCCTTTAGCCTTCTTACGGAACTCCCGAAGCTTGCTGGCGGCCCCTCCGACACCCTCGGAAGAAGTGCTCTCCGTGATGTTGATTCGGGCCTCCCCCAGGTCCTGGCTCAAGTCTGGCAAGAACATGGGGGCATCTCCACCCACCACTTCGCTGACCGGAGTCATAGGGCTCATTCCAGGAACTGTTGTACCTACCGTGTTCACCACCTGCTGAATGACCTTTGGGGCTGCCTCGATACGACCCAAGGCTAAGAGCACGGCTGACATTTGATCCTGTAAAGCCCCCATGCCCGACTTCAAGTCGGCATTCTGCTGATTTGCCTGCTCCAAGGCTTCCTTGAGGCGGGCATTCTCTAGTTCCAGTTGAGCCAGTTTATCAGCGTCCACGGACGACCCCACGTTCTCTTGCTGACCCATCACACTGTCGAGTTTGAAGATCATGCCCGAATTGATGGCTCGGTGCAGATCCTTAGACTTCAAGTACTTCTCGATCGGGACATAGACCCCGACTTTGTGGGGGATCATCATCTGGATGTCCGTCACGAAATGGCCACCTGAGGTCAAGCCCACGACTGATACTCCGCCTACATCGTTCATTTGATTCTCGCTAGGGAGGTTTGAAGTTGTTTTCTGAGCTGCTTCCCGAGTCTGTCCTTGATCACCGTCCTGGCAGCATCTTTTGCCTTGTCAAGGATGTGTGTGGACTCCCTTTGGGGATGGTACCAACGACCTCGGGCCATAGACCTGGGGGTCGCCGACCTGAAGATCAACTCCCCTGTATCCGTAATGATAGGGATCGGCTTCTTAGCCTTCGTAAGCCAAGTCATCTGCTGCCTGGACTTGCCCTCCAAAAGAGGGAAGAAGGCAGGATGGTGGGCAGTCACCGTAATACTGCTCTCAGCGATCTTGGTAGAGAGGGCTTTCTTCAAAGCTCGTTTCGCCCTAGGAGAGAAGGCGGACTCTTCGATCTTACCCCGAATCTCTTCAAGGATCTCCCGCTGCAAGGACTTCAGGACCTTCTTAGGGTCGAACTTGTCCAGGGCACCCTTGGGTACCAACGGCTTGTAATAGATCTTGAATTTAGGCAAAAACATAGTTAATATACGATGTTAGCCCATGTGATCGTGCGGCCGCGAAGCTCCCGTTCATCAGGGATCTCAGGCTTGTCTGTAATCTGAGCTGGGGAATTCAATGGAGGCACCGACAACTGAGCCTGGTTAGGCAGGCCTCTGCTAGGGTTGTCCATCGGGACTAGGTAGCGAATGTCCTTCTCATCCAAGTGGCCAATGTTGAAGTGTTGCTGCAACACCATACCACGATTAGTTGGCATCCTCACAGGGCCTATGGCATAGCGATCTCCGTTGATCTTGACAATGAAGTCTCGTTGGGAGAGCAATGGACTAGGGCCGCTCCAAACTTCGTAGGCGTGCTCTACGGTCCTACCAGTATTCTGCTGAGCGACCTTCCGCTCCATGTCGTCAGGAGCAATGATCAAATCGTAGGGCCCTTCGTAACCTCCCACAATGCCTGTATAGTAGCAGATCTGGCAGTCCCCCAGAGGCTGATGGTGCGTAGTCGTGTTGTAGCAAGGACAGATAGTGCCAACGTTCTTCTTGATGAAGACCTTCACGCGCTCGCCACCTTGATCCAAAATCCAGTGATTTCTGCGAACAGCCTCCCGCCAGGCCCAGTCGAGCTTTTCTATTTCCGAGTTGCTCGTGAAAGCAGCCCTTGCCAACTGCGTCTCAAGAAGTTCCCGGGGATCTGAGGGTCCCGCACCGTCAGTGTTGATCATCGTACCCACCGTGGTCACTCGGTAGAAGATACGCTGAGCCAAGTCCGTTCTCAGCAACGACCTACTGTACCGATAGCTCACAGTTACGACACTGCTGGGGCCAGGTACTGTCCCCAGGTCTTCGGTCTGCGTTGTGACGTTAGGATACGGGTTCGGGTCTATCTCGACCTCCCAAGCCTCTCCAAACACTCTAGCGAGCCTCGCTGTCATCCCGTCGATCTGAACCTCCACATCGGAGATGGCGTTCGCATAGACCGCTTGAGAGCCTTCCTTGACGATCGGCCCCAACTGTGTGCGGAAGACGTACCTGGGGGCGTTCATCCCCGCTGCAACGTCTTCGCCACGCATGACCCACATGTCGTCAGTCACGACCTCATCAATGACCAAGGCGTTCTCTGTCTGGTCCCTCCAAAATGTACCCCCTAGAGGGTATTGGTTGATGCGGGTGTACGGCCCAAACTCGGAATCGAACGAGCGATAGATGTTGACGCCGCAAATCTGGAAATTGCCGTTGACGGCCAACTGAGAGGGGTCAGTCCACGACAGGTCGAAAACACCTGGCTTGTAGCCGCTCGTCATGAACAAGTTGAGCGGGGCCGCAGGTTCGGCGGCCTTTGTCAACTCAAGCGTGGACGGATTCCGGTCTCGGTTTGAGGCGTAGGACATGGCTGGGTGGAACCTCTCCATCCAGCCAACCAATAAGAAAATCAGGCCTTACGAGTGGCCTTCCTTGGTTCATTGGGGGTCGCTTCCAGGATTACTTTGCCCGTCTTGGCGTCTATTTCCGCCCTGGCCCCGGCGCTAACCCCCCGATCAATGAGGCACCTTTCGAATAGACGGCCATGCTGGTCGTCGATCTTCCTAGCTGCTGCAAGGAGATGTATCTCCTCCAACCGCAAAGAAAGGAGGTTATCTGCGACGCCAGCCCTGGCTTCTTGGAGGCTCCGTAGTTCGTTGAGGGTCTCGGGGTCTACGGGGTCTTCCAAAGTCAGTCGCTTGGGTTCTTCGGTGCTCATCTGATCTCCTGTGTCACTACTCTTCAGGCGGTAGGCTGCCATTGGATCAAGGTGTTCGAGTCAATGTGTCAAAGGACTATGCACAATTTGGCGGTAGCGTCTAGCTAAAACACGCAACAACACCTCAAAGTCAGCAAGAGGGATGTCATGCCGTTCTAGAAGCCGCCTGCGATTCAAGTCCTCACCCTCATTTGGGCAATCCTGAACGTGCCGGTAGTAGCGCCTCTGACAGAGATTGCAGCGTCCTACCTGATTCTGCCAGACGGTACATGTTTTGTGGTGTGCAAGCAATTCGCTGTAGCTAGAACACTTGAAGCTACACGCGCACTTGCGTATTTGATGCGTCATTCACCGGATCTACACCGAATCGTCAGACGCTGAGGAAAGTGTGTACCCGTTCGTTGACTTCCTGCGGATTCTGCTTGAATTCTGACTCCCAGACGATCAGACACCGGTATCCAGATTCCGCATAAGCTGCAACCAGCTCCTGCTCGTGGTCAAAATCGGCCTTCCCCGTAAAAATCTTGGAGTGCCAGTAGTCCCCAAACAACTCAACAATCTTGGTCACACCCTTCTTTGGATGCTCCGAGTCTGGGCCGGGCAAGATGAAGTCAGGGTTCTTATGGTGCCCCAGTTTTGGTAGCCACCTCCAGTAGGCACCGTTGCCGACATACATCAAAGTGGGGTGCGCTGAGGCAAAGCGACGTTCGAGAAGATTTGGGCCTGGTCTCGACATCTTCTCTAAATGAGCCAAGGCGTATTCGCGATTCATCATCGGATGAGGTACGCCGTACTTTGCAATATTGTCCTGTTTATGGGTATCTGAGCTAAGAAAATAGGGGCGGCCGTACCTATCGGTATTGGTCTGTCTTGATGCCTCTTTCACAAACTCTGCTTGAAAGACACAGTCAACCCCATATCGAACCCGCACTGTCTCAATCAAACGAGCGTAGACTTCAGGGCTCTGTAGGGGATTGTCGACGCCGTATCGTTCTTGACACGTTTCCCTACGTGCCTCTAAAAACTCAGCCAAAAGCAAAGGATGGGTGACTCCATACTTACGAACGAAGGTAGCCACCAACCTATCCCAAAAGCCGTCGATCTTTGCCGAATGATCCACACCATACTTTTCAACCAGGCGCTCTCGAATTACTGTACGTCCCACCTCTGAGGCAAAGAAATGGGATCCGTAGTTCTCAATCATCGTCTCCAATTGCTGCCTACGAATCTCTGGGTGCTGAGCCGTCCACTCGACCCCCCACCGCTCAAGATTGGTTTGCCTAGCCCTCTCCACAACCCCTGGTGAGCATGATGGGGTAGGGCCACCATAGAGAGCCTCATTGGTAGCTTCAATTCGGCGTCTAATGGCCGGGGCTGCCAAAATCTCCTCTACGCCATACCTCTCCAAATTAGTCGCCTGAGTCTTTGAGCGTACTTCAGGACTCTGTTGAGGGTTCTCAACCCCAAACTTGTCTAGGTTTGTCTGTCGAATTTTCTCCTGAACCTCTGGCCAAGAGAACGGGTTAGCCTCTCCATACAGAGGTTTTCGATTGGCATCACCTGCCTCACGGACTTTAGTATACAGAGAAGACTCTCTACTGAATACGTTCTCTGCCCCATAGCGCTCCTTCAACGTTGCCTTCCGACGTGCCTCAGCCTCTGCAAGCTGCCTAGGATGGGCAACGTCTTGGCCATAGTTTGCTTGAAGCGTCTTAGCCAAGCGGGCCATCTGCACCTCGCCCCTATCACGAGATTTCCACGAGGAGCACGTGGAGCGATGCCTCTTCATCTGAGTCATCGAAGTGGACTTGTGCCCGCACAGGCACGCCAAAGGCTTGACGGAGCCCACCTCTGATTGCCAGCCGGCACATACAGCCTTGTGGCGAGAGTTTACGATATCGGAGTTAGGAAAGTGCTTTTGGCAGTGTTGGCAGACAGAAGGCATCCTGCATAGTAACCAAAACTCCAATAAAGTCAAGGAACTAAAAAAAACCTTAGAACCCTACGAACTGCCTGGGGCTTAGCACACCCCCACCTACATAGGGGCCAAAGCTGGATCGGATGCCAATCCCGAACTTGGGCTGCTGCAAGCCTCTGACGAACTTGACCGTGGCCTTGGCTTTGTCGAGCTGCGAATCGAACTGATCCTTCAGCGTCTGGTAGAGAGATTCATACTTGGATGCTTTTTCGATTTCCAGAGAAACGCCTCCAATAGAGTAGGAATTGTGGGCTAGGATACCGTTCGCAAGCACGAAGTTCTCTGGCCCGGGAACAGACAGATCGTAGGTGTGCTCTTGAGCTGGCAGTCTCTCCACGTTTGCCACAACAGCATCTTCTAGAACCCCGTCCACAGATGCGATCACATCTCCTACTCTTATCTCCTCAGCTTGTACCGGAGTCACACCATCACCGGATCTGAAAAACAGAGAGTGATCTACCGTCGTATCCACGAAACGTCCGTCCTGGACTGTAGTTCGGGTCATACTTTTATGTGAGGTGTTGTGCCGCATCACATCAGAGATTTTGCAAAGACTAGTAGTTCCAGATGTGGGGTCTACAGCCAAAACTCGAAGCTGTCCTGCCCTAAAAGCCTCACGAATGGTGGTCTTACGTGTTTCTATGCATATTGTCATAAGACACCTCGTTCAGAGAGAGTTTTTACAGTCTCCGTAACTTTACGGATGCACCATTCTAAATCAGCCTTGATCTCATGCTCAAGGAGGCGGACAATAGTCCACCCACGATTGTTCAGATAGGTTGTTTTACTAGCATCGTACTGTTTGATGCGGCCCACTCCCGGAAAGCCACACTCTCCACAGCCATGCCAGTAACACCCATCAATCTCTACAGCCAAACGTAGATCCGGGCGGGCCTCATCTATGGAGTAATACCCGGTCTCATATTCAGTAATGAACCCCACAAGGCCCGAGGCCTCAACAGCTTCTTTGACTCTTGCATGAGGTTTAGTGAATTTTCGCTTGATATGCCTACGGGCGTACGCAGCGGATTCGAGGACCTCCTCCCAATGCTCACCCATCCAAGCATTTTGGACAATAGGTACCTCTCCGGAAGCCCACCTAGCTTTAGTCTCTCTAGAACGAGCGGCTTTTTGCTGGGGGTCGCTATTAAGTGTACGGAGATGCTCCGAAGCCTGCTCACGGTAACCGGAAGCTTGCAATTTTAGAGCAGCCACTGCAATTTGCTTTCGAGTGACTTCCCCTGCCTCAGTCTTAAATCTCGCTTTGAGCAACTCAGATTGGGCTGTCTTCTGGGCTTCTGTTTTCGTCTTATTACAAGACGCGGCCAGCAGAGCCGCTCCGGGGTGCGCATTCAAATACGCCTCTAGTGAGATACCTGCACAAGCTGAAAGATGCTTACTAGACAACTGGGTCTGAAATGCTCCACACTCCAGACACACTATGTAGTGCGTACCCTCAACAAGATCCTCAAAGCCCACTATTTTTGGACGAAGAGGGGTGCTATTTGAGGCTATTCTGAGAATACCGCTGTCAATTAGCGTGCCCACTGTCCTAAAGTTGAACCCGTATTGAAGACAGGCTTGTCTTTTAGACAGAAGTTTCATGATTCCTCGTGGATTATAGCATAAAGTTCTTCAATAGGAAGAATGACTTCCTCCCCGTCGCCCAAGATGACTTTAACGGGTGTTTCGCCCCCAACGGAAAATTCATCCGACACCCAGTTGATTGCCAAAGCCAGCAAGGCGTACATCATGGCCCCGTTGATCACTAGCGTTCGCCATTCTGGGTAATCTCGAACCAAGATGTCGACGGTAGGGATGGGCGTTCGCGGAGGAGCAGCTGTGACCATGTCCAGAGACCTGATGAGGTACTCTCCTAGTTCCTCATCTTCCCAGATGTAGCCAAAGACCTTGTTGAATTGACTAATGGTTTCTTCGTGGGCCGGTGGACGAAAGTGGTAATTCCTCGAAGGATTCTGGTCTCTTAGGAGTATTCTCAAGCTTCTAATCAGTGCCGCCTCTGAGCAGTTGACGACAGACACCAAGCCCGAGGTCACCTTGTCGATGACATTGAATTGTTGAACTACCTGATTGACCTTACCACCCAAGGTCTCTCGGAACGTCCAACGAAGGTGGTAGTCGCCTATATTGGCGTCCAACGGGATGATAATGCTTGCATAGTACAGCCCCACCGAATCGTTGGCGGGGTCCCTACGAGGTACCCCCAATAAGACTTCACGACCTGTGGTCA